ACTCCACAGTTGCTGGCGGTAACGGAAACGTAGGTGCTGGCTCATACTGTTTTATTGGCGGTGGATTAGCAAACAGCACAAGCGGTCAGGCATACTCGTCTGCTGTAGGCGGTCAATCTAATACATCTGCTGGCTATTACAACTTTGTTGGCGGTGGTTTCACAAACTCAGCAACATCAAGTTCAGCCGTAACAACTCAAAGCGGCACTATGAACGGAACGACAGCGGTCACGTTGTCAGGTTCTAACGCTTCAATTAAGGTTGGTCAGTACATCACGGGAACAAGCATTGCTGGTGATACTTATGTTGCGGCAATTAGCGGCACATCTCTTACGTTGTCAAAGAACGCAAGCGGTTCATCTACAAGCACGTTAAGTTTTCTCACCCCTCACGGAGTAGTAGTAGGTGGAGGTAACAACCAAGCCACAGGCTCTTACAGTTTCATCGGTGGTGGTGGTGACGCTGGTACTGCTGCGAATAGGAACGTGGCTAGTGGGGATTGGTCTGTTGTTGTAGGCGGTATTAAAAATACTTCTAGTGGTTCCGCATCTGTTGTAGTTGGCGGTGGAAGTTTTGGCAGCGGTTTTGCTGCTAATACAGCGTCAGGCACATCTTCATTTATTGGGGCGGGTTATCTAAACAATGCTTCAGGATTTGCTTCTGTCATTGGTGGCGGTTCAGGTAACACTACAAATAATAACAGTGCATTTGTTGGTGGTGGAAATGCAAATATAGCAAATTCTGATTCTGGTTCAATTGCTGGAGGACAATACGGTACAACTAGGTCAATAAACGGCAATGCAGTTTTCCCAGCTCATGTCAATCCTATTGCTCAATCGGCTGGTGTTTCTCAAGCTGCTTTATTAATTCTTGGTGTTCAGACAACAGACGCTACAGCAACTGTTCTTCGTTCAAGCACAGCAGCCGCAGGAACAATCAACCAAGTAATCCTACCCAACAACTCAGCCTATTATTTCAGAGGAACTGTGGTTGCTGGTGTAACTGGTGGTGGAAACACTAAAGGCTGGACAATCGAAGGTGTCATCAAACGTGGCGCTAACGCTGCTTCTACAACACTTGTTGGTTCTACAGTAATGTCCTCTTATGCTGACGTAGGCGCGGCTACATGGACAATAGCACTTTCAGCAGATACTACCAATGGTGGATTGGCAGTAACATTCACAGGTCAGGCAGCTACGACTATTCGTGCCGTCTGTTCTATAAACACCACCGAAATGACTTACTAAGGAGAAACCCTATGGCGCTCGTAATTCAGGCTGTGAACAACACAAACGGCCAAACCGAAACCGCTGCATACGCACGGATCACCAACTTCTTTGGTACAAAAGACCAAATCCAAGTTCAAGTGGAAGTCCACGCTACTGAGCAAGCCCGTCAATCTGGCTGGCCTTCAGTTGCCCAGCACGCCCACTACATCAACATGGAAGACCTGCAAGGCGACCTGATCCCAGCGATTTACGGCGTTCTGAAGACATTGACTCCATACGCTGGCGCAGAGGACATCTAACATGCAACTCGAACTGACCAAAGAAGAGATCGACTTCATCCAACAGGTTCTGGGTGAACTACCAAGCAAAACTGGCGCGTTTTTGGTGATGAACAACATCGCCAAGCAAGTCCATGAGCAAACACCTCAAGAACCTCAAACCCTACCAGCCCCACAGGAGTAAGTCATGTCATATACATGGACCGTAAATAGCCTTCAAGTTATGAATACGCCTGAACCACAGACCGTGGTGATGAGCAACTTCACCATCGCCAAGGATGGCCAGCAAGTGAACTACTCGGTAAACCTGCTTCCCGCAGACCCAGAAAACTTCACGCCCTATAACGAGATCACCCAAGCTCAGGCTTTGGAGTGGACTCAAGCAGCCCTTGGCCCAGACCGCGTTGCAGCTATGGAGAACGAGGTTGACATGCTGATTGCACAGGCAGCTATCCCAACGCCACAGCCAGCACCACTGCCTTGGTAATTTAAGCCGCCATGTTTGGCCTCAACCCAGTATCGTCAACGTCGTTTTCAACGGTAGGGGAGTTTCTTTACCCGTTTATTGTTGAATCCGCTACGGCGACTGATACTGTGGCTGTTGCCTCCAGTGCGTTTGCTGCACAAGCCGTCGAATCTGCCTCGGCTAATGATGCTGTTTTTGGGGTACCCCTCTTTAGCACGCAGGTTGTTGAGGCTGTTTTGGCTGCGGATGCAGCGCTTGTTGCGGCCAGTACGTTTTCGGCAATAAGCCTTGAAACTGCCCTAGCGACGGAAACAGTTGCCTCTTTGGGGGTGTTAAACGCGGCCCTTGCCGAAACTGCCACAGGTTCAGAAACCACCGCTGCGCAGCTAGATTTACCAGCCACCATTACCGAGTCTGCCGCAGGGTCAGAGACAAACGTATCTACGATTGGTTTTGCTGCCACAATTTTGGAATCTGCACTCGGTGCCGACTCCGTTGCGGTTGCGCCGTCCATTTTTGGTGCTGCTGTAGAAGAGGTTGCCAATGCGCTCGATACGCTGGTTGCGGCTGCGGTCTTCCTAGCTTCCGTTTCTGAGAACTCTCAGGGTGCCGATGCAATTTTGGCTCGCTTCCTGTGGGAAGTTATTGATGACAGCCAGACCGCCGCGTGGCAAAATATCGACGACGCACAAACTCCAGCATGGGCTTTGATCAACACTGCGCAATTTACGCCGTGGCAAACCATAGATAACGCGCAAAGCTCAGGCTGGACAAACATTGACGACTCACAAGCTCCGGGGTGGGGCGACATCCCAACCGCTGAATAAGGACTAAAAATGTCATCTTCATACACCACGCTGCTCGGGCTTGTTCTACCAGTTCAGGGCGAACTTGTTGACACTTGGGGCGATACCGTTAACGCACAACTGACGCAGTTGTTGGAAGACTCCATTGCGGGGTACGTCACAGAAAGCGTTACTGCTGGCAACTGGACGCTAACCTCTACAGGCTCAGGCGCACCCAACCAAGCACGCTACGCCATCCTGATTGCAACCGGCACCCCCGGCACTACGCGCTATATCTACGCGCCCAAGCAAAGCAAGAGCTACGTTGTCATCAACAACTCAGACAGTACGATCTACGTCAGCGGTGGGCCCGTATCCCCCACAACAGGAACACCCATCACAGCAGGCGACTCCGCACTTGTGACTTGGGACACTACCCTGTCGGACTACATCAAGATTGCTGGTGGTGGTGGCGGAGCAACGGGCGGTGGCGGAGACCAAGTGTTTTTTGAAAACGACCTTACCGTCACGCAAAACTACACCATTGGCGCTACCAAGAACGCAGGAACTTTTGGCCCCGTGTCTATCGCCAGCGGCGTAACCGTAACAATACCAAGCACTAGCGTGTGGTCCATCGTCTAAGGAAACAACATGAGCACCTTAAAAGTCCAAGGTAATGCCAGCGGTTCTGGGGCAATGACCCTGATTGCGCCAAACACAAATTCCATGCAGACAATATATCTGCCTGATACGTCAGGCACATTGCTGTTTCAAAACGCGTACAACTCGCTGCCAACAACGTCGATTCTTGAGACTGCAACGATCACCGCGTCCGCTCCGGCATCTACGACAAACTTTGATGTTGTTACACAATCTGTTCAGTACTACACAACCAACAACGCCAACAACTGGACACTGAACGTGCGCGGCAACAGCGCAACTACGTTGAACACAGTAATGTCTATTGGCCAGTCTTTGACTATTGCCATGCTGACCACCAACGGCGTTACGCCTTACTACATGACAGCCATCCAAGTTGACGGCATAGGTCAAACAATCCGTTGGCAAGGCGGCGCTGCGCCTTCTTCTGGCAACGCTAGTTCAGTAGATGTATACGGCGTGACCATCATTAAAACAGCGGTTTCTACATACACCGTGCTGGCATCTCAAACCCAGTTCAGGTAAGGACTGCCATGCCTACACTTGGAACTTTCGGCGCGGCATCTGCAAGGGGCTTTGGTTTGACCTCTGGCGGGGCGTTTTTACTCGCGATTTCAAGCAACCAGACGAATGCCAATTTGCGTACTCTTGCAGTTGCTGCCGGGTGGAATCAAAACTCTCCTGTTCTTGCCACGATTAACTCAGGCATTTTTGTAAGCTCAACAAGCACAGGAACACCGGCGCTCACAATTAACGGCAGCTTCCCCGGCGGCGTAACGCTCGTCAACAGCGGCACTATTCAGGGTATGGGGGGCGCAGGCGGTCTTGGCGGTGCTGGAAATGGAACTGCCCCAAACTTTATTGGCGCTGCTGGTAGTTCTGGTGGTTTGGCTTTGAGTGTTTCTGTTCCAGTGAGCATCAACAACTTGAATCGAATTGCTGGCGGGGGTGGCGGTGGCGGTGGTGGCGGTGGATCGCAGTACAACGCAGGCAAGAGCGGACTTTGGTCATCTGGCGGTGGTGGCGGCGGCGGTGGTCTTGGTGGTACTGGTGGCGCTGCTGGTGGCGGTAGAGCAGGCGGCGCTGGTTCTAGCAGTACAGGTGCATCAGGTACCGCTGGCACGCAGACAACCAATGGCAACGGCGGCGCTGGCGGCTCTGGTGGTGGAATTGCTGGCGGTAGTGGTGGTGCTGGTGGCTCTTATGGAGCTAACGGAAGCGGTGGTGGGTCTGGCTCACCAAGTAGCGGTTGGGGTGTTGGTGGAGGCGGCGGAGCCGCTGGTGGTGCAGTGACAGGAAACTCCAACATTACATGGATTGCGACAGGAACACGTAACGGAGGCATTTCTTAATGGATTATCAAATCATTCGCGCAACGCCGGAGATTGGGCAAATAGAAGTGTTGTACAAGGAAGGCGACAAGTCCGTTGCTGCTTACGCTATTGACGTCCCAGTGGTAGATGGCGCGTTCCTGACTGGTGATGCGCTTCACAATGAAATCATGCACCGCGCCCCAACATGGGTAAGCCAACGAGCGCAAGAAGTTGCAACGGCAACTGGCTTTGACCAAATTACTGCGCTTGTGCAACCCCTACCAGTGGACGAACTGACATCTGAACAACAAGCAAACGCAGCTATGTGGGCGCAAATTGAGTTTGATAAAAAGGCGGCTAAATCACTTGTAAGATTTGGTTTGCTTGAGTCAGACCCTACTGAAATTGGCGTGACTCAACTATGAGCTTTCCAGAAACAAAAATGGCCTGCGTGAGTAACCTGTGGTTACGCCAGATGCACTTTGTCAAAGCCGGTGACCGCAACGAAGGCCATGTGCACAACTTCGACCATATGACGTTGCTTTCCAAGGGTAGCGTTACGGTTGACGTTGAAGGCCAATTGACGGAGTTCACAGCCCCGCACATGATTTACATCGCCGCAGGCAAGCGCCATTTCTTGATTGCTAAAGAGGACGACACAGTGGCATACTGCGTCCATGCCCTGCGCACAGGCGAGCGCGAAGAAGACATCCTTGACCCAGCTATGATTCCGGCTGGCGTTGATAATCCGTTGGCCGCTGGGCTAGCGCAACCCCTGTAAGGAAACAGCATGACTGTAAAAATTGACGGCTCAAATGGCCTTCTCGCAAACTACGATTTCCAGACACCGACGACTGGTTTCTCGTATACGTTCACCACATACAACGTGTTGTTTGCTGTCCCTGCCGGTACGCTGGCTACGGGCACTGTGACTATGTCTGCCACTCCAGTGGACGGCACGATGTTGACGATTAACTCAACACAGCAGATTACCTCACTGACCATCAACGCCAACACAGGCCAGTCAATCATCGGCGGTGGTGCAGTTCAATTAAACGCAAACACAAGCCGCCAGTACATGTACCGCGCAGCCAACACAACTTGGTATCTCATCAACGTAGCTGCGGGCAACGTGGTGGCTTCGGTAAACGGTGCAACGGGAATTGTCACGGGGGTAATTGTCAGTGGAACTTCTGTCGCCTCTACGTCAGGTACGTCCATCGACTTCACAGGTATCCCTTCTTGGGCAAAGCGTGTTACTTTGATGTTCAACGGGGTAAGTACCAATGGAACCGCAAATACTCGCGTTCAGTTGGGTGTGTCTGGTGGAGTAGAAACCACTGGTTACAACTGTACAGCGGGATGGATTGGTGCAAGCTCTGCCGCTGTTCAATCTACTACTGGCTTTGACAGCTATGGAGACTCTGGCGCTCCATGTGCAAGACATGGAACATACGTTTTTACTTTAATTGGGTCAAACACTTGGACAATGACAGGTTCTTTCATGGGCGTTAGCGGCGGAAATTTTATATTTTGTATCGCTGGCTCAAAAGCACTTGCAGCCACTCTCGACCGTGTTCGCATCACAACCACCAACGGCACAGACACCTTTGATGCTGGTTCTATTAACATTCTTTACGAGTAAATACCATGCCTACCAAAATCATTGTTGACCTTGCCACTGGTGAAGTAACTGAAGTCGAACTTGAAGGCGCGGAGTTAGAGGCGTACAACGCGTCATTGGCTGCTCAAGCAGCACAAGCAGCGCAAACTGAAGAAGGAGCATAACCATGCCAGTATCAATTAGCGGAACAACCGGCTATGCCGGACCCCTTGGGGCAATCACGGTAGACACCGGCTCTATCGTCAACAACGCTGTAACTCCAGCAAAGATGTCGCGCTCAGGCACTTCGGGCCAAGTGTTGACTTCTGGCGGCGCGGGTGCAGACCCTTCATATCAGTCTTTGCCTTCTGGCGTAACTTCCGCAGCCGCAGGTAACGGTATTGCTGTCTCTGCCTCGACAGGCGCTGTGACGTTTAGTGCTGCTGCGCCTACGTTTAACTCTGTTGGAAGCTACGCAAATGCCATTCTTGTTGCAAGCTCTATAAGTTCAGGTTCCACTTATTCTGCGGGCGCAAACTTACTTTCAACCGATTTTTTTAATTTTCAAACTACAAATAACCTTTCAGGCACGTGGCGATGGATGGGCGCAACTCAAAGTGGAGTAAGCAACATCGCTGGAGTTTTTGTTCGCACTGTGTAAGGAAAAATCATGGTAACTATTGAATCAGCAACAAATCCTGTTTACGCAAACGCAGATGGAACGTGTATTACTCTTCAAGTTAAGTTTGAAGAGTTTGCCGAGGTGATGCCTTTTGGCGCTACTCCATTTGACCCAATGCCTTACGGTGTTGAGTTATACAACCGCGCATTGGCCGGTGAGTTTGGGGCTATTGAACCTTTTGTTGCTCCGGCGGAACCAGTACAGCCAACAACACAAAGCGCTCAAACCCTATGATTTACCCCGGCTCTGTCCCAGAGTTTCGTGTGCTTGTAAAAGCAGACGGCGCACAAGTTTTGCAAGTGCGCTACATCAACTCGACTCAAGGGTACACGGGTAAATGGCAAGACGTACCGGTGGTACAAGAGCAAACCTAAGATGTGGACCCAATCAGCCTTCTTCTTATGGCTCAGAGTGCAGTGGGTGCTATTCGCGCCGGTTGCCAAATGCTTTCAGAAGGGAAGGCTGAAATTGGAAAATTCAAAAAACAAGTTGAAGGCGGAATTGCGGACGCTAAAGCAATCTATAAAGAAGTCACTGGGTTCTGGGGATGGATTACAGGTCTATTCGGAGCGCCTGCTAAACATACTGGAAGCCCTAGTGCCAAGCAAACCCAAGTCGCCGAAGCTTCCAAGCCAGCAAAAAAAACTAAACGAGAGCCAGAACCCGAACTGACCTTTGAGGAGTTTCAAGCGCGTGCGGTGCATGACATCTGCGAAAACTTAAAAATTTACTTTGAGGCTATGCGCCAGCTCAAAGCACACTGCCGGGAACTAGACGAGTTGGCACTGACCACCGACAAAGTTGCCGATAGTGCGATTGACCGAATTGAGATTCAATGGCAGATGAATCAACTGTCCGCGCAGTTGAAGCAGGCCATGATCTACGGTACGCCAGAGTCCTTGGGGCTAGGGTCGATGTACAAAGAGTTTCTTGTCAAGTACGACGAGATTTTGGAGGAGCAGGAAGTTGCTCGCGAACTCAAAGCAAAGAGGGAACGGGATAACCGATGGCGACTAGAGCACCGCAGAGAAATCCTGATCGCCAAAGTGACCTACGTGGTGGCAGTGGCGCTGGGGGCGCTGCAACTGATTGGAATGTATTTCACTCTATGAAGGAATTTTGGTTCTGGGTAGCCATCGTCACGCTGATCATCTTTTGCTTGATGGGACTGTCCTTTGCCATAATCCACGTAAACAAGCAGATCACCAAGGCTGAAGTTATTTTGCAACGCGCCGAGCAACTGGAGAAAAAGCGCTCGAAGCTCGAACCTAAGAAGGACGAATAATGTTACCCATCATTGCAGGCATCGTAGCCAACCTCATCAACAACGGGATGCACAAGGTAGCCGACGAGGTTATTGAAAAGGGTGTTGACGCCGTTCAGCAAAAACTTGGTATGGAACTTAAACCCGAAGGCGAAGCCACCCCCGAGTACAACGCCAAGCTGCAAGAAGAGGCCAACCGCCACAGCGAGTTCATGGCTGCGCTTGACGAGAAGTCCACCCAGCGTGCAACTGACATGTACATGGCCGACCCCAGCACGCGAGCGTTCACCCAGCACTACGCTTGGTTCTTGACCTTTGTGTCGTTCCTGTATTTCTTCTTGGTGTCATTCATGCCGATTGACAACCACAACCGCGACTTCATCAACATCATCTTGGGTTTCCTGATCGGCACCGCGGTGAACTCCCTCATCCGCTTCTTCTACGGCAGCAGCAACAAGAGCCAAGAGGCTGTTGACCAAAAGCAAAAGGAACAACAACCATGAAGCCAGAAAGCCCACTGCTTGTCGCGGCTGGGGTGAAGGACCCCGCCAAATGGTTGGACGCTGTGGTTGAGACCTGCGTTGAGTTCGAGATCAACACGCCACAACGCGTTGCCGCGTTCCTAGCGCAAACTAGCCACGAGTCCGGCGGCTACACCATGCTGACCGAGAACCTGAACTACCGCGCCGCTACGCTAGCCGCGTGCTGGCCCAACCGCTTCGCTGTCCTTGGTGCTGACAAAAAACCCATCAAAGAAAACGGTAAGTTAGTACCCACTGCTGTGGCAAACAGCATAGCAGGTAAGCCGGAGCTTATTGCCAACTTGGTTTACAGCTCACGTATGGGCAACGGCCCTGCCGAATCTGGTGAGGGGTGGCTGTACCGCGGCAGGGGTCTGAAGCAATTGACCGGCAAGGACAACTACACTAGGTGCGGGGCAGGGCTTGGTGTTGACCTTGTAAGTACGCCTGACAAGTTGCTTGAGCCTATGTACGCTGCACGCTCGGCTGGCTGGTTCTGGAAAACAAACAAGCTGTCTGACTATGCAGACCGTGGCGACCTTGAAGGCATGACCAAACGCATCAACGGCGGGCTGATAGGCTACGCCGAGCGCAAAGCTAAGTACGACAAGGTGCTTGCCGCTATCAACGCTTAATGAGAAAATGCCGTCATGCCTTTACAAAAAATTGTCCTCAAGCCCGGTATCAACCGCGAAAATACCCGCTACACCGCTGAGGGCGGTTGGTACGAGTCCGAGAAGATTCGTTTCCGTCAAGGCACGCCTGAGAAATTAGGCGGCTGGCAGGCTATTTCGTCTTACACCTACGAAGGTGTTTGCCGCTCATTGTGGAATTGGTCGCTGCTTACTGGTACACCTTTGATTGGCGTGGGTACAAACCTGAAGTTCTACATTGAACAGGGGTTGCGCTATTACGACATTACCCCGATTGCATCCTCTGCCACGCTAAGTGGGCCTTTTGCCGCTACTACAGGCTCAGCGGTTATCACAGTCACCGATGTCGCGCACGGTGCCGCTACTGGAGATTTTGTAACTATTTCTGGGGCCGTGGGACTCAGCACCCAGACCTACACAGTCAACACCGGCACAGAGTATTTAACATTTACAACAGCACTTGCAGCAAACACACCCGTTAACCTGTTTACCACTGGCACTTACCCCGGAGGTTTGACAAGCAATTTCACGTACTACGTGGTCAATCAGATTGGCGCTACTTGTCAATTAGCCAACGTGCCCGGCGGAACACCTGTCAACATCACCACTGCTGGCACAGGCACCCAGACGCTTTGCGTGGCCAACGGCATTACCGCTTCGGTGTTAAACCGTACACACCAGATTACCAGACTAACAGCAAACACATACACGTTTGTTGCCTCAACTACTGCAACGGTTTATGACACAGGGACAGGCGGAACTGCCTACGCTGCTTATGAAATTGGGGTTGGCCCAGCTATTACTTCGCCGCTCGGCGGTTGGGGTGCTGGTCCGTGGGGCTCGGGCGCTTGGGGGTTAGGCACAACTTCAACGGATGCACTACGTATTTGGAACCAAAACAACTGGGGACAAAACTTAGTCTACGGCCCGGTCGGTGGCGCTATCTACTACTGGAACGCAGATATTGGTGTTTCCAACAGAACCTTTACGGTGACCATTGCTAGCCCTGCTGTGGTAACTTGTAGCACAACGTCAGTACCTCTTGTAAACGGCACGGCTATTGTTTTTAACACGACTGGTGCACTTCCAACAGGCTTAACCGTAGGCACGGTTTATTACGTCGTCAACGCCTCTGGTTCTACGTTTAACGTATCGGCTACCGCGGGCGGCTCTGCTATTACAACGACTGGCACACAGTCCGGCACACATAGCATCTCCCCAAGGGGCATCCCAATTTCAGCATTAGCTGGCGCTGGGTCAGACTACCCGTTGATTCAGAACTTTATGATGGTCTCCGACGCTAGCCGCTTCTTGCTGGTGTTTGGCACAAACGATACGCTGTCCACCACATTCGACCCGATGTTGATTCGTTGGAGCGATCAAGAGTCTTTGACCGAGTGGACGCCATCCATCACAAACCAAGCTGGTAGTGTGCGCTTGTCTCACGGCTCAGCCATCATCACCGCCTTGCAAGTGCGTCAAGAAATTGTGGTGTGGACTGACACAGCGCTGTACTCTTTGCAGTACTTGGGCGCTCCATATGTTTGGAGTACTCAACTCTTAGCCGATAACATTTCCGTGATTAGCCCTAAATGTGCCGCGCTGGCATCAGGCGTTGTGTACTGGATGAGCGTGGATAAGTTCTATCGTTACGACGGTCGAGTCAGTACTTTGCGTTGTGACTTGCGCCAGTACATTTTTGATGACATCAACACAGAACAATATTTGCAAGTTTTTGCAGGTACAAACGAGGGTTTCAACGAAGTCTGGTGGTTCTACTGTTCGACAAACTCTACGGTTATTGATAAGTACGTGATTTACAACTATGCTGAAGACATCTGGTACTACGGCAGTATGGGCCGCACGGCTTGGTTAGACTCCTCGCTCGATAACTACCCTGTAGCTGCCTCTTACTACAACAACCTTGTCTACCACGAGTACGGACTCAATGACGCAGCAAGCGGCACAGCGCAGCCTATGAACTGCTCAATCACATCGTCCCAATATGACATTGGGGATGGCCACAACTTTGGTTTTGTATGGCGCTTGCTTCCTGATGTGACGTTCCGTGGTTCAACCACCGCCAGCCCGCAAGTAACCATGACGCTGTTACCCCTACAAAACTCAGGCTCTGGGTACAATAACCCGCAATCTGTAGGCGGCTCAAGCAATGCTCCAGTCGTAGGCACAGCCATCGTCCCTGTTGACCGGTTCACAGGGCAAGTCAATATCCGCGTGCGCGGTCGCCAGATGTCTATGAAAATTGAGTCAAACCAGCTCGATATGCAGTGGCAGCTTGGTGCTCCGCGTGTTGACATCAAACCAGATGGACGTCGTTAATGTCTCAGTTGAATGCAACCCCACCAAACCTGCCCTTGGCTCCGGGGCAGTATGCGCCGCAATATCAAGAACAGCTCAACAACGTCTTGCGTTTGTTTTTTAACCAACTGACAAACCCCGGGCCGGTGGGCGCTACTTCCCTGAACTTTGATATTACGCGTTTGCCCAATGACACCGATTTTGCCAACCTTCGATCAGGCGATGTCTACTACGACACTTCAGGTGGCGTAGCCACTAGCTACCCGCTTCGTATCAAGGCATAATATGTTCAACCCCCATTTTACGAGGCACCCATGAGCCTACATGACGCTGCACAACACCTAGCCGCCCAAGGTCGTGGGCCAGATAACACACTTGTCCACATGTCGAAAGACGAAGTGGCGGGGCTTCAAGCTATCGCCATGATGAAGGGCGGTTCGCTAACCATCAACCCCGAGACAGGTATGGCCGAAGCAGGGTTCTTGGATGACATAATGCCAACGCTTGTTGGTGCAGCCGGTATGTATTTTGGTATCGACCCAATGACCACTGCGGCCATCATGGGCGGTGGTACAGCGCTGCAAACGGGCGACTTAAGCAAAGGTCTAATGGCCGGTCTTGGCGCGTATGGCGGCGGTAGTTTGATGGGCGGCACGATGGAAGCCGGTGCCGGTGCTTTAGGTGCGGATGTGGCTCCTTTCGCAAGTAACGCAGACAAGCTGTCTGCTGGTTTTGGCGCGGTGACTAGCCCCGGTGGTTTAAGCACACTGCAAGCAGGTATGCCAATTGGCGGAACATCCGCGTTAAAAGCAGCAGGCATGGCCGCAGCGCCAGCAATTATGGGCGCACTTCAACCCCAAGCGGGTTCTTCAGCGCCCGGCACACCCCAGATGATCCGTCCCTACACGTTTGCCGCCAACAAGCAAACGCCAGAAAATATGGTGGGCTCAGAGTACCAGCCCGGCCAAGACACAAGCGAGCGCCAGTGGTTCCAGCCTTCGTACACAGCGTTGCAACCTTATCGAGCCGCGCAGGGCGGTTTGGCCGATCTGACAAGAATTGTTACCGGCGAGGACGTAATGCCGTCCGAACGCCAAGAAGAAAAAATGGCTGCTGGCGGGGGCGTTTCTTCATTGGGCGGCTACGCTGCTGGCGGCAACCCTCGTTTGCTCAAGGGCCCCGGTGACGGTATGTCTGACAACATCCCCGCAATGATTGGCGCTAAGCAACCCGCACGTCTTGCCGACGGCGAGTTTGTGGTTCCTGCCGATGTAGTGTCGCATCTAGGCAATGGTTCGACTGACGCTGGTGCCAAGCAGTTGTACAAGATGATGGACAGAATCCGTCAGAAACGCACAGGCAAAAAGAAGCAAGCGCCGCAAGTCAACCCAGCACGGGCTATGCCTGCATGAACGTTCAACGCGTCCCGATCAACCTAGTGCCGCAGGTGTTGCCTGTGGTGCGTCCGCACATCGAGCGCGGGTTGGAGTTCACGGATAGTTGCAATGTTGACCATGCTTGCGCGTATCTTGTGACAGGGGCATGGACGTTATTGGTGGCGGTAGTGGACGACGCAATTCAAGGCGCGTACGTGTTGTCATTTAGCAACACGCCGACTGAGCGCACAGCGCTTATCGTGTCTGCTGCCGGTGCTGGCTTGGCCAGCCAAGATGCGTTTGATCAGGTCAAGACCATAGCGCGGGAGCAAGGCGCTACACAGATTCAAGTACTTGCGCGAGAATCCGCGGCAAGGTTGTACAAACGGGTTGGGCTTACCGAAAAGGCCACTTTGATGGAGATTAAATTATGAGCGGACTATTCGGCGGTGGTGGAGGTGGTAGCCAAGCCCCAGCAAACCAAACAGTTAAACAAGAAAACGCAGTCTCGTCATTTGCCGCTCCGTATGTGGAGAACATGCTTGGCCAAGCCCAAGCACTGACTGCACAACCGTACCAGAACTATGGTGGTCAACGCACCGCTGACTTTACTGGTTTGCAAAATCAAGCGTTCAACATGGCCGCAGGGCCACAAGGCTTTTCGCAAAACATCGGCGGCTACATGTCGCCGTACATGCAGAACGTGGTGGACATCCAGAAGCGCGAAGCTGCGCGGCAGTCCGGTATCGCAGGTCTTGGCCAGCAAGCACAGGCAGTGCAGGCAGGTGGCTTTGGTGGTTCCCGTGATGCCATCATGCGTGCTGAGCGCGAGCGAAACCTGAATACCCAGATGAACGATATCCAAGCGCAGGGCTTGCAGTCCGCGTTTGCCAACGCCCAGAACCAGTTCAACACCAACCTTGGCCAGATGGCGCAGTTCGGTGGCCAGCAACAGCAGCAACAACAAAACATCTTGAACCAACAGTATCAAGATTTTCTAACGCAAAAGCAAAACCCATACAACCAATTGAGCTTTATGCAAAGCATGTTGTCCGGCGTGCCGTTAGCGTCATCGACACAGAACGTGTACTCCAACCCATCAATGCTGAACCAAGTGGCTGGTCTGGGTTTGACAGGCGCAGCGATGAGCCGTGCCGGCATGTTTGCCAAAGGCGGCAAGATTAAAGAAGACACTGGTCGCCCTGCTGGGCTGGCTGAGCTGGCTATCCATAAAATGGCGTAAGGGAAAACCATGATTAACGTCAATCAAATCACGTCGCAACTGGCCAAGATGCCCGACCCTGCGTTGCAGCAGTACGCTGCCATGCACAAGAATGACCCATACACCGTGGCGTTGGCATTGGCTGAGTCCAATCGCCGTAAACAAATGCGCACGGGCGCTCAGATGGACCCCGGCCAACAGCCCAAAGTGGTTGACCAAGAGATTGCTAGTATCGTTGCGCCCCAACAGCAGATGCTCCCTGAAGACACGGGCATTGCCCAACTCCCTGCTCAGAACATCCAAGGTATGGCCGGCGGCGGCATCGTTGCGTTTGATGAGGGTGGCGAAGTCCCTCGTTTCCAAAACCGAGGCCAAGTTGAAGACCCATTTAAAAACGTTTCACGCGACCTCAAAGAAATGGTTTTGGCCGCTGCGGCTAAGTACGACATTGACCCCGACATTGCTATGCGTTTGGTGCAGCAGGAATCAAAGTTTGACCCTACTGTAACGTCGAAAAAAGGCGCAGTAGGCTTGACGCAACTGATGCCAGACGCATCCAAAGAAATGGGCCTTGACCCAGACGAGCGTACTAATCCAGCCAAAAACGTAGACGCTGGGTTTGGTTATTTACGCAAACAGTTGAACAAGTATGGTAACGACTACTCCAAAGCGTTGTCTGCGTACAACTGGGGCGGCGGCAATGTGGACAAGCACTTGGAAAAGAATGAGGGCAAGATTAGCCCTGTTGGTTTGCCTAAAGAAACTGCAAACTATCTGACAAAGATTCTGCCAATGGGCGCGGCAGAAGCTGCAACCAAACAAGAAGCGCCAAAAGACACTACTAAAGCCGCGCCGACTCAAGACAGAGCTTGGTATGACCGTTACCGCGACCTGATGACAAGCGGTCAAGGCCAACGCGCTATGTTGCAAGGTGTGCAAGATGTGCCAGCCGCGTTGCTTGGCGCTCCGGTAGACATAGCAACAGCGGCTATGCGTCCGTTTGGTTACAAAAACGAAGCGCCCATAATGGGTAGCAAGTTTTTAAAAGAAAAATTGACAAACATGGGGTTGCGTGAAGCGGACTCAGCGAACCCAGACTTGCAGACTATTCGTTCTGGCACAGAAGGTATCGCATCCCTATACAGCCCTGTAAAAACAGGCGTAACCCAGCCACGCTCCGCGATTGCTGGCGATGCCGCACGCCAAGAAGCTATTGCCGCCGAAGCTCGCGCTGCGGTAGCAAACCCCCGTTTGGCAGGCCCGACAACGTCAACAACTATGGCGCAAAAGCCCGGCTACGCCCCTGTGGTTAACAGCCCTGCTAAGGCCTTGGAAGTTGCCGACAAAGAACGCGCTATTGCAGAAACAGAACGTGCCGCGCTCCTAGCTAAAGAAGCTGTTGCTGCAAAAGCACCTTCGTTGTACAGCCCCGGCGTTAATCGTGTTGGTGCAATGGGCACAGCCTCAGCAGCCGCCCCCGGCGTTGCTAGTTTGCTAAGCAGCGACCAAGCAGCACCCCTTACTATGGGCGACGATACGTTCAACCCAGATGTAACACGGGTGCCTACTCCCGATGGGTTGGATAAAAAGACCCTCCCAGAATCCGCAGCAGCCGCCAAAGGTGGTATTGGTGACTTGTTCAAGGACCCAATGCTTCAAATGGGCCTGCAACTGATGGCGTCTCAAAACCCAAGGTTCCTCAGTGGCGTTGGCGAAGCAGGTATTGCCACAGCAGGTATGCAAGCCGCGCAGCGCAAAGACGAAGCCGAGCAAGCCTACAAGGCAGCATTGGCCAAAAACTACGGTGTCGATCCTTTGCTCCAGCGTTTGAACGCCTTGCAAGACCCAAAGACAGCCGCTGCGTACGCCAAGATGAAAGAAATGGATCGCGAACCAGTCACAAAAGCTGCGCTGTTCAAAGAGTTCTTGGCATCTCCTGCCGGTATGGCCGTGTCTATGAAACCAGATGAAATTGGACCAGCGTTCTCAAACTATGTAAAATCCTACGAAAGCGTGATGGGACCACTGGGTGGAACCGGAGCGGGATTTAAAGTGTTGGGTAGCAGACCCGGCTAACATAATTTGGAAACACAGCAATGGCAATCTACAGCGTACAAGGCCCTGACGGACGTATTTACGATGTGGAGGGTCCCGAAGGCGCAGCCGAAGCTGATGTCATTGCTGCTGTTCAACGCCAGCTAGCGGTTGTTGAAAAACCGAAACCAAAAACTGAAGAGCCTACCTTTGGCGGGCAAGTAAAAGAGTTTGCCAAAGGCATCATCCCCGGCGCTATCGGCATGGGCCAAACGGCCCTGACTGGTATCTCGGCACTCCTCCCAGAAGAAACAGAGAAAAGCGCTCGGCAGTACATTGACCGTGGCGCTGCTGCGCTCAAGGCTCCGTTTGCTGCTGCCCCCGGCTACGAAGAAACTGTTGGCCGCAAGTTTGGTGAATCTGTCGGTTCCATCGGGCCGTTAATTGCTATGGGCCCGTTGGGTGCCGCAGGCCGTGTTGGTATGACCGCACTTGCGGGTGGAGCCGGTGCTGGCGAGGCACGTCTTGGAGCCGAACAAGAAGGAGCTACTGCTGAACAGCGTGCAACCGCAACAGGCTTGGGCATCATCCCCGGTTTGGCCGAAGTGTTTGCGCCGATGCGAATCCTTAGCCGGTTGTCCGCGCCAATCCAAGCAGGCATCACGAACAGAATTCAACGTGCTTTGGTCGCCGGTGGCGAAGAAGCTGCACAAGAAGCCGCGTCACAGATTGCCCAGAACCTGATTGCCAAGGGCGTCTACAAACCAGATAAAGCCATCATTGATCAAGTTGGTGAGTCCGCCGCGTACGGCGGTGCTACGGGTGCTTTGGTGCAGGGCATTTTGGACATGGCCATCGGTCGCCGTGCTAAGTCAACTACGCAACCCCAAGGCCGACCTGCCGAACAAAAACTCCAGACTCCAGTACCGGCACCAGAAACGGCTCCGATCGCTGAACCTACTGTTCGTGGTGAAGAGCCTGCGCTGGAAACGCCTGAAGAAATTGCTGCTGGCCCAACCAAAGCCGCACAACGCAAAGCACTGGCAGAACAAAACGCATATCTCAAACAGTACGAGAAGCTGCAAAAACAGCGTGAAGAACAAGCCGCAGAGTACGAGCGCATCAAAGCACTGACCCCTGAAGAATACGCGCTGGAGCAAATGCAGGGCCGCGGCAAAACGGTTAAGAACAAATATGATCCCGCCGTCCAAGAGGCGCTCAACGCGCAGCTTGCCGAACTTGGCTACCAGAACGCACCAGCAGAAACAGTTAAGCCTGAAGTAGAGTACGCTGCCGCGCAAATGGCGCTGGTCAAAGACCGTGAGCTTCAGCCTAACCTGAATACATACGCTGATTACTTGTTGGCTGACCCACAGGCAGCAGCAAAGCTGGTGGCAAATAAGACACTGATCCCCGGTTTGCCTGAATCTCAGAGCTACGCGGTGTTGAACATTATGAGCAAGCGCTTGCAAAAGGCAGCGCAGGATGAAGCCGCCCAGACACAGCAACGCCAGACTGCCGCACAAGATCGTGCCCGTGGTTTGTTTGAGCAGCAAGGTCAAGACCAGACTTCTGACCTGTTGGCAGGTGCCCGTGAGCAAGTGGGCAACGCTGTTGTTCGTCCTGAGATTCAAGCGTTGCAGCGCATTGGCGCTCGTCCAAATCCTTTGCTGACTACCAACCGCGACATCGAGGCTAAGCGTGCCGAAGAAGAATTGATCGGTAAGTTAGTTGACACTCTCCCCCAAACTAACGGTCGTATTACGCCCGGCGATGTATACCTCGGCCTTGGTACAAAGAAGCAAGACATGCGGGACTTGCAGGCGCAATTGGCTGTCGCTCGTTTGACCGGCAACAAAACTCTGCAAGCAGAAATAAAGCGCCAGCTTGATGCGCAGCGTGCTATTCCCACTGAAGGCGGCTTGGGCACCGAAGCCGGCAAGTACGCTGCTGAATTTATTAGCCGTAGCAAAGTTCCTGCACTGCGCGAAGGCGAAGCCGAAGGCGACAAGTTTGCTGCTGAACAGCGCAGCACGTTGTTGGGCATGGCCCGTCTGCTGAACTCTACGCAAATTATGTTGCCGGGTAAACGCGCAGCGTTGCTAAGCGAGGCCAAAGAAAAGTACGTGGCGCAGCACGCCGCAGAAATTGAAGCACGCCGAAAAGCGTTTGACTTGCCGCCTATGGCAGATTGGGAGCGAGCAGAAGCCCGTGCCCGTGCGCTTGAAGGACTGAACACGCTGACCAACAACTGGGGCACGTTTGAAGACCCTGTGATCAGCGTCAAAGCCTTACAAAACATTACACGCGAGTCCGTGTACCAGAACTTGTACAAGGCAACCCAACGCCGCGCTGATACGGAGAAGCAAGACTTAGCCGAAAAAACAGGCACACCAGCGCAAAAGTATTTCTATGAAGATGCAGAAGGCAACCGCATCGAAGGCAAAGAGATGGAAGTCCCTCGTCAAACTGGTGCGCGTGTTGCCGCGCCTGACGAACTGTCTTTAAAGAACCGCCCCAACATTGCCGCGACAGATGCCGATGCTGCTCAGCAGTTTATTGAGCAGGTGCTTAGCCAGATTGAAACCAAAGGCCGTAGCCGCGTTGAGCCAACCATTGAGAAAGCGCCTCCTAAGCAAGTCAGTGACATGGCATCGTTGGCACAGTTGTTCAAGAAAGCCGAGACCGGTGGTCGTACTGCTGAAATTGACGCGGCTACGATTGCTTTGTTGGAAAACTTGCGCGGTCAGTTGCGTACCAACACCGATCCTGAGTTTGTAAGTCTTGCACGCGAGACCGCCCAGAAGGTTGCAGAAGGCAACCTGCCCAACGCATTTGATGTGCGTGATCTTGGCGAAATGATGAAGGCCCACGAAATTGCTGGCCGAAGCGAGACCCGTCCCGGTGCTACCCCAGAGGAGCTGCAACGCACCAGCGCTCAGCCCCAGAAAGACTTGTTCCCTGAAGCTGCGGTGCAGATTCAACGTGCAAACCCTGCCAACTTCCAAAAGATGTTGGACTCCAAGAACATCCAAGGTATGCGCGATGCGCTGGCTAAGCAACGGGCCGACAACATTGCGGCATTGCAGGCAGCAGGCAAGGCACTCCCCACGCTTAAAAACAAACTGGCCAAAGCCGAAGAAAAATACAAGCGCACGCAAAAACGGGCGCAGGCTGCTGGCACTGAAGCGTCTGCTTATGTAACAGAGTACAAGACGGCGCTCGAAGACGCGCAGGATTTGGTTGTTGTCTTGCGTGACGAACTGGTGCTTTTGGAAAACCAACTCAAAGACGTTGAGTTGACAAAAGAAGTGTTGGCCAACGAGCCGACAGACATGCGTTTCTTGATCAACGCACCAACAATGTTGGCCACAGAAAAGCCCCTACGCAACAGCATTAAGCTGATGGAGTTTGAGATTGCCAACGCTCAAAACCTTGTTGCATCCATTGAAGCCAGCTACCAAGCACAACAAACGCTGGTAGTTCCTGCCCAAAAGCGTGCGGAAAAAACTGCCAAAGAGCTGGAAGAGGCGCAAGCGGAATTGTCAACGGCTAAGAACGAAGCCAACGCCGCTGCCAAACGCGCCGAGCGTTTGGAGCAAGCCGACAAAGAAGCCAAGGCAAAAGCAGAAGCCGACATTGGTACGCCTAAAGAAGTTTTTAAAGCCTCGGCTCAAGCTGGCCGTGAAGGACTGAACCTGCCCGGCATCCGTCTGGAAAAAGACACAACGCGCATGAAGGAGACCATTGCCAACATGCGTCGCGCTATGGGTTCGCTAGACGAACAAATTGCCAACGAAAAAGACGAGACCAAACTGGCTGATTTCAAAGCCCAACGCGCAGAGTACGAGCGCAAGTTGGAAACCGTCTACGCGGATGCCCCGTCCGTCAAAACGGTGTTGCAGTCAAAGGCTTCCGAAAAAGCAGAGCAAGAGTACGAAGACGCGCAGAAGGCTGGCTTTGACCAAATGATGGCCAAGCGCCGCAAACGTGCTGGTGAAAAAGCGCCTCGCTTGGAAAAAATTGAGCAGGTGCCGGTCTATCGCTCCGCTAAAACTACGCGCATCGTGCAGCCATACCGCACTGCTCGGATTGCAGAAACAGCTTCGGCCATTACCGACAGGCTCATCACAGCGCGTAGTGACTTGACGGAAGTAAACCGTCGCATAGATTTCTTACGCGCCAACGGCAAAGACAAGGTTAAGAACCGTTTGACCGACACGTTTAAAAAGCTGCAAGAGGAGCAGACCAAGCTCAAAGAACGTATTGATTCTTTGGACACTCGCCAAAAACGAATTATTGCCCTTGAAAGCAAAGCCGAGTACGAGACCCCCCGCGCCAAAGAACTGCGTGAAGCACGGGAAGTGCAAGCAGAAAACGATCAGTTCAAGATGCGTGAGGCCAGCGAAGAATTCAACGCCCCCTCGTTAACCTTCGTGAAGAAAGACATTGCTGAAGCTGTGCGTGATGGCCGCATCTTGGATGCGCTTGATGGCATTGCCGAGACAGGCTCGACAGAGTTTGTTCGTAACTTGGCAGAGCGCCTGCGCCCGTTGTTGATGCGTACAAAGCTGCGTACCGAGCCGGGCTTTATGGTGGGCGGCAAGCAAGCCACTGGCGTGTACATGCCGAAGACAAACGAAATTGTCATCGACGACAACTACATCACGCAAGAAAACTTGATGCACGAGTTTGTGCACGCCGCGACTGACCGCGTACTGAACACGCCTGATGCTGACCTTACTCCTAGCCAGCGCAAAGCTAAGGCAGAGCTAAACGCATTGTTTGACCAAGTTAAAAACAACCCTGCGCTGGTCAAAGAGTACGGCTTGACGGACATCGACGAGTTTGCTTCTGAAGCTATGTCGAACGAAGTGTTCCAGAAAAAACTTGAGCAAATTAAGACTGAAGGTAAGTCCGGCTGGCAGCGCTTTAAAGAAGCAGTCATGCGTTTGTTCGGCGTGGACATTAGAAGCAATGCCTTTAAAGACGCCCAAGAAGCAATTGATCAGATTTTTATGCCATCCCGTAAGGCTGCTGGCACAGCTAAACCAGCCTTGTTCCGTCAAGAAGCAAAGGCTGCTGGCTTTGAGGACGAGCTGAATACGGCGGCTGACATGATTGCGTCGCCCAAGACCGTGCGCGAAAAGGTTGAGGCCAACCTCGGCTTGGCGTTCCGTACGCAAGTGCTGGACCGTTTGGCCCCCTTGGAAAAAGTAGCGAACGAACAGATGGACGCGTTCAAGGGTATGCAGATGATGTACTACCTGCGTATGGCTGACCAGAAGATGTCGTTTGTGCAGCAGTCTGTTGGCCGTGGTGTTCCTCAGTTGGTTGAGAAGCAACGCGCTGACGGCAAAGTCGAGCGCCTCATTGAAAGCCAGAACGGACCAAACTTGGTTAACGTGGTGAACACCCTAAAAGAAGCGCCGGGCATGAACGCCCAAGCTGCGAACCAGTTGTTTACCCTGTACTTGGCGGCTAAGCGTGCTGACCGTGTTGGCTACGATGTGCTGAACTTTGGTCAGTCCGAGGCCAAGATCAAGTCTGCTGTGTCCAAGATTGAGTCGAACGAAGAACTACGCAACGTGTTTGAAAAAGCACGCGAGCAGTACAACGACTACAACCGAGACTTAGTTAAGTTCTTGGAAGACACCGGCTCCATCACACCAGAAGAAGCCGCACGCTTGGCTAAGACCAACGACTACATCCCATACTACCGCGAACAAAACGGCAACGCCGTGCTGGTGATTGGCGGTGAGGGCACGTTCAAGGTCGGCAACCTGACTGACCAGCCACAGTTGCGCCAGCTTATTGGCGGCAACGAAAAGATTTTGGATTTCTTAACATCGAGCGTTCAGAACACATCCATGATCATGGACATGGGGCTACGTAACCAAGCAGCCAAGAACGCGATGTTTGAGTTAGCTAACTTGGATATGGCGCAGTTCCTTGGTGGTTCGCCATCCGGCCCCGACATCGTGCGCTTTAAGGACAAGGGCGTCGAGAAGTTTGTGCGTATCGACACCTCTGCTGCGGGCATCCCTGCCGATCTTTTGGTCAAGGGTATGGAAGGCATCCCTGTCAACAACTCCGCGATCGTCAAGGTCATGGGCGGGTTTGCTACGTTGCTGCGTCGCTCAATCACGGTCAGCCCGTTGTACTCTGCACGCCAAGTCTTCCGTGACTCGGTTGCTGCTCCTCTGTTGTCAGGTGCAAACTTTACCCCTGTGGTTGGAGCGCTCAAGCAGATCGGCAACTCCGCCACACGCGAGAAGTTGGAAGCCCGAGGCATTGTTGGCGGTCAGATTTTGACTGGCACAAACGAAGACTTGACCCGCATTTTGGGCGAGCTGCAATCCGGCAAGATGGGTGTTGGCCAGTTCATTGCCAAGGCTGAAGCCCTAGCGATGGAAGCCGATGCGCTTACCCGCCGCGCTCAGTACGACTCGTACATCGAGCAGGGCTTGTCGGAGATGGAAGCCACCCTGATGTCGTTGGAGTCTATGAACTTTAACCGCAAGGGCCTTTCACCATCGGCACGGTTTGCGACTACCGTCATCCCGTTCTTCAACGCACAGTTGCAGAGTTTGGACGTTTTGTACCGCTCCATGACAGGCAAGATGCCGATGAGCGAGCGTCTGGACATCCAAGGCAAACTGCTGCGCCGTGGCTCGTTGCTGGCCGGTACCGCCGTGGCTTACGCTTTGATGATGCAGGACGACGAGACCTACAAGAACGCCAACCCTGACGAGAAGTACAACAACTTCTTCGTGCATGTGCCCGGCATCAAGGAAGCCGTCCGTGTACCGATTCCATTTGAAATTGGTTACATCTTCAAGAGCTTGCCTGAAGCCATCGTCAATACGATGAACAGCGAGAAGGGCAGCGAAGAAGCGTACAAGGCGTTCAAGAACATCGCCATCCAGACTGTGCCCGGCGGCACATCCTTGTTCTTGCCTGCGGCGGTCAAGCCAATCGTGGAAGGCGTCACCAACTACTCGTTCTTTACGGGCCGTTCGTTGGAGACCAAGCGCGAGCAAATGCAGCAAGCTGAGTACCGCTACCGCGACAACACGTCGGAGCTTGCCAAGCAAGTTGGCGCAATGACAGGCACATCGCCCATCAAGATCGAAAACTTGATCCGAGGCTATACCGGCGGCATGGGCGTTGCGCTGGTGCAGTCGTTTAACTTTGCGATGCCGACCAATGGCACGCCAGAGCAAGCCGCAAAACGTCTGTCAGATGCAGCAGTGATTGGCCCGTTGTTCCAACCAGCAGACGCTGGCGGTATTGTTGGTGCTGTCTACGATCGCGTTTCAACTATTACTGAGACCAAGCGCACCTACGACAACTTGCTCAAATCTGGTCAACGTGCCGAGGCGATGGAGTTCTTGCAACGCAATATGGATGACTACGCTAAGTCCGCCATCGCTGGCAATGTGCAGCAGCAGTTGGGCAAGGTCACCCAAGCCATCAATGCGGTCAAAGCATCCAGCATGTCTCCTGAAGATAAGCGCGAAAGCCTTGACCGTTTACAGCAGTTGCGAATCAACCTTGCATCTAGTGTGCGCGGGGTACTCTAAAGAACCAGACCCCCATGAAGCCGTTGCGGATGCCGGGCGTAGCCCGAGCGTCCAGCAACCTTAGCTTGACGGCTTGTTTGAGTCCTTCTTCACGGACGGCAGCGGTATCTAGGCAGGGGATGAAAAACCCCTGCCCCTTCTCAGTCTGCTCCCAAGGATAGTGAATCGCGAGTTTCATCGTCCATGTCCGATATACGGCAGCTAATCTTGAGCACACTCACGCGCATCTGTGGGCCCTGCGTCCGCGCAGTCATGTTCTTTTTAGCCACATGCGACACGGTAAACACGGCGGCGAGCTGGCGCTTGAAGTCAGCATACCCGAAACTCATTGAAGAACAATACGCTTTGAGCAACGCTTCCTCAATAAAGAAGTCAACGTGGTCAGGCGTAAAGCCGTGCTCCACACGCCCCATGATCTGAGAACGCGTTGTGGACTTGTCCACCTCACCGCCTCGGCCAAGCTCGGCCAGCACCGTACCAGCAGTCTCCCGCACCACGATGAAGTGGCCGTAGTGTTCGCGTGTAAAGGCGTTCAGGACATCTTCCGCACCACGGGCGCTGGCCTTGATGTTGCCGCGCATAGCCGTGACCACACGCTTGAAGCAAGCCAGAATCTGCTTCATGGGCAGCGTGACGATGCCAGCCTTGTTGAAGATCACGCCAGCGTAGACGATAGCGCCAATACCTGCCATCCAGAAACGCTCGTCGTTGGTGGCACCGAACTCTTTGTACATCTGGGCAACAGCATCGGGCACAGCAGTCTTGAGTTCGCCCACGTTGTCAACCATGTACTGCGCCATCATGTGGCCAGCTACCGCGTAGTTGTGCTGCAAGGACTTGATGATCTCAATCTCGTGCGGTTCCCATTCACAGGTCTTGGTCAGGATGAATTCCAGCAAGCGGCGCAGCTCGCCCTCGGATGAGTGCTTGCGCCCACCAGTCAGGCCATCGACTACGTGCGTGTTGGAAGACATGATCGCGCAGGTCATCCATGTGGACAGGTTGATACGCTCCTTGTTGGCACCGGACTCCATACGCTCCTTGCCACGACCCTCGGTCATGTCCAGCAGGAACTCAGGCAACCACTCAAAGTTAGCGCGGTTCTTGCTGGTCAGCTCGTCCGTGATCAGGGGGTGGCTGTTGAGCAGGCCAAGGCGTTGCTGCATAGCAACAGGTGATGTGCTCTTGCCCGTGCGGTAGTGAACAGGGTGGCCCCACACAGATGCGGCGGCTTCCAAGGCTAGGGATTTACCCGTACCTGACTCGGTTGAACCGCAGTGGTAGGTCATGCCGTAGATGCCAGTGAAGCGCATGAGCGGAGCCGAAGCGCCAGCCAGCATGATGGCCAAGTGCTCAAACATTTCCTTCTTGACGAGGAGTTGCATGAACGAGCGCCATGCTTCGATGGTGCCTGTTGGCTTGGTGTTGGCTACGATGTTCTCAAGGCCGGGCATGGGTACGGTGACTGGGGGTTTACCCGCAGAGAAAATCTTGCCTGCAAACACGTAGGTGTCGTCGTGCTGCCAGCCATAGTTCGATGGGACTTTAACGGGAGCCCGCCCTGTACTTGCTTGTTCCACTGATGCTCTCACATAATCAAATAAGTTTTTGTCGTTGCCAGAGCCGTAGGCGGCTATGACGTTTTGGTTGGCCAGCGCCTTGACGGTTTCGTCTTTGCTGACGATGGCCTTTTGGGACATGGTGATCGTCTCCGCGCCTTCAGGCCGGATGCTCAACATGTGTACGGTGTGTTCACCGTTGTGCTTCAGGATGTCCACCACGAACAGGTCGTGGGGCAGGAGCATGATCTGGCGCTTGGTCTTGTTGCCTTCGCTGTCCTCGTCTTCCTTCTCCATGAAGATGCCACCACGCGCACCGTAGGCGTAGCCCTTGGGCGGTGTTGGGCGCAGTACTTTGAACACGTCTTCCTTGATCGTCTCTGACTCGGAAGGCATGTGGACTTCGATCTCTTTGGCTTCGGTCTCGACCATGACCTCGCGACCCAAGGCGAGTGGGTTGGTGATCTTGCCAAAATGTGGACACCCGTCACAAAGGCCGGGGTTCTCGCTATCGAACTTCACGCACGCATAGGGGCCCTTGATCTCGGCCAGCTTCTGGTGCATACGGGATTGGGGGTAGGGGTGCAGATCGCTCAGCCAGATGGCTGCTTTCATGCCATCCGAGCAGGGCTTGGCGATACTCAGCCACGCACGCCACAGGGGTTCCATCCCGTCATCGCTTGCGTTTTCAACGTAGTGGCGCAGTTGGGCGCATCCGTTGCCAGCCTTGGTCGCTTGGAAGATTTTCTTGAACGACGTGGTGCTGTTCTCCATGAGCTTCACACCAGTAGCGGTTGCAGGCGCGTTGGATGGGCGCTGGCCGGGCAAGCTCAATGCTGTCGATGCCGGTGCTGCCACGGGCGCAATAGTCTTGAGCAGGCTCACCACATGAGCCTTCAGTGTCTCGAAGTCGAACGTGTCGCCCTCGATGAGCAACGTCACGGGGCGTGGCTCTGGGTACTTGGGTTTGAAGTTGAATGTGTCAGGGATGCGTAAGACTCGGGCAGAGTCGGCAGTCACCGTCATGTCGATCGTCAGCTTCTGTTGTTTGCACAGGCGCTTGAAGTTCTCAGCCAGCGGCTTCCACTCCTCGATCTCGATGTCTTGGGTGAATGGCCAGTAGCAGTGCAGCCCACCGCCTGAACCCACGATGTAGGGTGAGCCGAGCAAGTCCAGCCCAGTCTCGGCAAGGAACGCTTTGAGCGCGAACGCTGCCTTCTTCTTGGATTCATAGCCGTCCATGTCAATGAACAGCGAGCGCACGTACAGGGCGTTCTCTGCCTTGCGCTTGCCCTTGTCGTCGAATGTTGCCAGTGCGAAATATGCGTCAGTCTTTTGCTCGACCCAAGTGTCAACCTTGGGGTATATGTCCTCCAAATTTTCTACGAACAGGTGTTCTTTTTTCTTCGTCAGCTCTGCCGCGCAGTACGCCCCGTGACCCGGAGACGGCAAAACCACCGCTAGGAATTCAAGCGGATTCATGTGAGTCCTTGGTTTTATTTGGTGTCGAGGAAAAGGTCGAGCTGCTTGGGGTCAACAGACGGGAACTCATCAAGCGGTGCAAGTGCAGTGAAGCGGCGCAGCAGTTCAATCTGGTAGGCCGTGGGAAGTTCGTTCACTTCGTCCATGAGGCTGGCGCAATGGTTGATGAGTTCCGTGTTGCTCAAGGTGCGAGGTTGTATAACTTGCATATTTTTCTCCATGCGTCATCCGCACTGTGTGCGTGTTGTAATATTTTTAAAAGGGTTTCGGCACGGTCTTGGTACGCAGGGAAGATGTCCTTGCCCAAGAACCAGTTATAGACAGTCTGCCGTGTCACGCCCAACGCTTTGGATACGCGCACCACAGAGAAGTCATGGTAGATGCACCACCGTCCGAGCTGGTTGCCCAGCGTCTTCGGGGTGTCACCCACGTCGTTAATCATTTTTTGTGAATATGGCATGGCTAGTAGGGGGCCGAAGCCCCCATCCCTACTTAGTCTTCGTCATCCCAGCCACCGACCACATCGGCCAACGACTTCTTGCCGGGCACTGCGCTTGGCTTCTTCTCAGCCTTGCGAACTTCTGGCTCGGCTTCGTCATCGTCTTCAGCCACAGGTGCTGGCTTGGCCTTGGCTTTGGCCTTGGGTGCTGGCGCGGGGGCTTCGTCTTCTTCCTCTGGCTCAGGTGCTGGCGCTGCTTTGGCCTTGGGTGCTGCACCCTTCAGGGCGTCTGCTGGCTTGGCGTTGTCCACCGCACCGACTGACATCGTTACCGCCTTGGTAGCGTCATCGGTTTTGCCTTGCTCACCGGCTTGGGTGAACTCGTCATCGGTCAACCAGCGCATCGCTTTGAAGTGAATCTTGGGAGCCTCGGCCTTGGTGTCGAACTTCATGCGGGTCACGACCATGCTTGGGTCAACTGACTGCGCGACCAACCAACGAGCGTACGCTTGCAGTGGGCGGTTCTCGCCTTCTTCCTTACCGAAGATGGATGTTGCTGGCAAGGCCAGTTGCATCACGTCACCCTCGATGTTGTTGGCCAAGACCACAGCCAAGCGCTGTTGGTAACGGCAAGCGCGGCTCTGACCATTGCCTGAACCAGCGATGTTTTGTGGGCAGCTCTCGCATGTAGCCGACTGCTTGTTGGCTGACTTGGCATCGGGCTTGTCACCATCGGGCGACCAGCAATCAGGTTGTGCTGCGGTTTCGCCATCGTACTTGGCTGCGTAGAAGATGCGCGACACTTTGGGTGCGGCCTTCACGATCACCACGTCGAGGAAACGCTCGTCAATAGCGGCGACTTCTTTGCCAGCAGACATCAAACGAAACACGCCGCCCTTGATAGAGATGCGTTTGCCACCGCCTGCACCGCCACCGGCCAGAGCCTTAGCGATGTCAGACAGTTCGCCACTACGAGCGAAGGCGGGAAGTTGTGCGGGGTTGAATAAAGCTACGTTGCTCATTTGTAATCTCCTGTGATGAAATTTAAAAATACAGTCGCAGTGCCTACGACTTGTTGAGGTTGGGACATGCCGCCGTTGTTCTTGTGGAACGTGATGGCAAACTCCAGTGCAGTTTGACGCTGCCAGTGGTTACTGGGCTCAGCCGCTGGTCCGGCGACGAGCGTGTCGTCAATCTCTGACACGTCTGTGGTTTGTGGTTTCTTTGTCATTGCTTACTTAGCTGAAGGTTTGCGTACCGAAATGTCATACTCCGCATTGGAGTTGAGGCCGGGCGGTACGACCCCGGGGTTTTCTTCAAGGAACTGCTTCATGTTGGTCTGCGCGATGCGCTTCTCAAACAAGTCCAGCGCGTCATGTTCCATGACGAAAGACTTGAAGCTGTCCCAATCGGATGTGGAGTAGCGCGTCTTGACAGACAGCACCACGGTGCCTTGGTCAGTGCGAACAGATGTCACGCCAAGCGCCTGCATCTGTTCCTTCATCGCGGCTGCGATCTCTGCTTGCTGAGCCTTGATAGTCTCGACTTCGGTGTCGTACTCACGGGTCAGTTCAGATACGCGGTCACGCATCTTACGGTAGATTTTGGCCAGCTTATCCAGCGGCACTACGTCTTCTTTTTCCATTTGCTTCTCCTATGAAGTGGTTTATTGTTTGTCTAAGGTTGGACAGTGTACACACATTTTTAAATTTGTTTTGCTCCTTTCAAGATTTAATTTCTGTATCAAACATTTGGGTTAACAGTGAGTGGTCACTAACTTTCATTTCTAATGCTTTAAACATCTTCTTCTCAATTGGCGACCCCTGAATGTGGATGACGGTCACCTTGTCTGAGGTCTGCCCCTTGCGGTCAGCACGCGCACAACACTGCACATACTGCTCAACAGACATCAACGGGCCATAGAACACCACGGTGTCAGCGGCTGTCAGGGTAATACCGTGAGCAGATGCTTGGGGCTGCATCACCAGCACGCGAGGGTCAGGCTCGTTCTGGAACCTGCGGATGATGTCCCCACGCTTGGATGCAGGCACGTCACCACGGATCATCTCGGCGCTGATACCTTTCTTCAACAGGTAGTTGTGGATGTTGTCGATGCTGCTGGTGAACAACGCGAAGATGATGACCTTGCGTGAGGTCTCGTCCAAGATTTCCTCCAGTACCGACAAGCGAGGCGCGGCATCAAACTCAACCACCTCACCGCTCTCGGTGTAGGCAGCGCCGCAACTGATCTGCAACAACTTGGATACACCAGCGGCAGCGTTGACTGCGGTGATCGTCTCGCCTGCGGCTTGGATGAGCATACGTTCTTTGAGCAAGTCGTAGTACTTCTTTTGCTGCGGGGTCATCGGCACTTCGCGTGTCATCGTAATCACTGGTGGCAAGTCCAAGCACTCGGCCTTGGTGAAACGAATCGCTGGTTGCAACGCTTCATGTACGAGATCAGGTGCGTTGGACTTCGGTGCCCACTTGAACATCGTGATCTTGTTCATCACCTTGTCGCGCCATGCTGTGAAAAACTTGGGCACGTTGTTGGGGTTGACGAGCTTGGCCAGACCAAACGCATCAGCAGGTGACTGCGATGCAGGCGTACCAGTCATCATCCACAACAAGGTCTCAGGTTTGATGATGGAGTTCAACGACTTCCAGCGGCGTGTGGTGATGGTCTTGTATGCGTTCGCTTCGTCAACGATGATCAGATCGAACTTGCCGTTGGCCTTCACCTCGTCGGCTATCAGGTTCAAGCCTTCGTAGTTGGTGATGACAAACTCATAGTTCTTTTGAACCATCTCAATGCGACGCGATGCTTGTGGGTGGTGGGCGATGACCGCGCTGCGATGGATGATGGATGCGTTCAAGTCCTGCATCCACGCCGACTGCATGATCGACAAGGGGCACAGGATGAGAACACGTCGCACCTCACCACGCGTCATCAGATAGTCAGCCGCCCACAGTGCAGAGAGTGTCTTACCAGTGCCGGGCTCGCTGAACACGAATGCTTTGCGATTGAGCGTTAGGAAAGATGCTGTCTGAACTTGGTGTGCCATTGGCTTGTGACGGCCCGGCCAGTTGTAGCGTCGTGTGATTGGTGAAGGGACATCCTTCACGCCTAAGTTTTTGAGTACACGGGCTTCGTCAAGTCCCCAGAAGACAGCAACTTCCGCAGAACCATCGGCGTATTGCTCGACGACTTTGCTGCGGGGGATGACGCTGTATTTTTCTGGGTTTCTTGTGCGAAGTAGTAGTGCCTTATCTTCGATTATTTCCATTGCTTCTCACTTGTTATTTGTTGTCGCCTTGGTTAGCGCTCTTATCTCTCAATCGCAGGTTGCCCGGTGTAGTCTTGCCGCCTTTACGCAGCGGAACTTTGTGGTCAATATCTTTACCTGATCGGTCTATTTTTTTCTTGTCGTACAAGCGTCGTGCTTTCTGGCGCTCGATCTGGTCTTCTGTTTCGCCAGTTTTCTTCTGGAGTTTGTAGGCGTGTTTGTAGTCACGCTTGCCGTTGGTCTGAGTCATAGTTACCTCAATGCTTTTTGTGAAACTCACAGCCAGTGCATGGGCACCAGCCGCAGAGCGGGGTACGGGTTGGGTTCCATACATCGTTGTCGATGCAGGATGCGATACGGCTGACGCGCTCACGATACTTCCACCATTCGGCATCCATTTCGTCAACGTTCATGCTGTGCTTAACCATATCATTCTTGACCACAAAGAGCAACGCGGAGTTGACCTTGCGGATGTGCGGGAAGTGTTTGAACACCATGATGGACATGAGGCGCAACTGATCACGGTCAGGGTACTTGTTGTTGCCCGTCTTGTAGTCCACCACCCATGCTGTCAGGTTGTCGTCATCAATGATGAGCAAGTCGGCAACGCCCCTTACCCATGCGTCTTTGGCGAACCATTCAGTAGGCGTGAGGTCTTCACGCAACGTCATCTTGTACTCGGCCAGCTTACGACCGGGCTTCTTGATGAGCGCATCAAGCGTCTCTTGGATGTATTCAAATTGCTTGGGCAGGGGTGTGCCGTCAGCTACGTAGAGTTCGGCTGCTTTGTGTAGCTCGTTGCCGTAGCGCGTAGCCTCGGTCTCCACGAACGGATACATCTTCAGAATCTTTACCTGATGGTAGCGACGAGCGCAACCTTCAAAGTCTTTCAAGGAGCTGTGGCTCCACGTTACCTTGGCCATTAAAACCTCGCAGTCTGGATTGCTTTGGTCAGTCGGTTGGCAAAGCCAGTGACAAACTTCTCGTCGTTGTTCAGGTCGTGCATCCCCATGTCGGCAAGGATGGCGTGCGTCAGCTCGTGCCAGAACGTATCTTCTACGTCCGTGATCTTGAACTTGCGACCTGTGACGTTGCTGCGCTGGCCGATGGTGATGCGCTTGCGGTCATGGTTCACATCCCCCATGCGCCCGCGCTGGGCCATAGCCTCAACGATCTCAACCGAGTAGTGCTTGTTGCCCACTCGTACTTTACGTGGTAGTTTCATTTGCTTTCTCCTTTGGTCCGTTAAATAGCGCCATGCCCAGTTGACCTAGCATCACTGCTTTCAACTCCTCACGTTCTTCTTCTGGGTATTCGGCAGCAACCTCGTCCATGATTTTCATGATGCTTGCCGCTACGTCTTTGGCTGGAATTATTTTGCTCATCGCTTCTCCTTCTGCTGTGTGCACATTGCTCTCAACACATCTTCTACCGGAATACCGGCCCCGCTCCCCGTCCACGAATCCCACATGGCCAGTCGTTTCTGGTTAATGGTCAGGTCACCATCAGGGCTGTCCCGCAACAACTCCCCCATCTCACGGCAACTTGCTGTGAAAGTTTTTGGGGCCTCTTGGTCGGGGCATATCGTGTATGTGTAAGGTAATTTAGCCATCGTCTTCTCCTTAGTTCTTTGCTAACCCGTATCGTCTATGTGCGCCACCGTCAGCGTCGAGCGGTATGCCCGGCAAATACTTTGGCTCCATAGTCATCTGCGCCAAGACCCAAGTCTTAGCGTCATCCACCTCTGCATCGGGCACAACCACGATCTGTTCATCATGCACTGTTCCCGCCACGAAGTACTTCTTCGCGGTTCTCAACATACCATCTGTCATCACGCATCTCGCTACGCCCTGCGTGACGTTGTTGGTAATTTTTCCTGCGTACAGTTTAGTCGAATCCGCACCGTATGTCCACTGCACCCTACCTTTTTCATCCTTATCCCGCTTCAAGTCAGGATACAGCAGGCTCATGCCAGAGGGCAGCACGATCTCACCCTTCTTAAATGTCAGGCACTTGTAGGTGTATTCCTTACCCCCGTACAGGCTGGTCTCGATAAGCTGGCCGCACAGGTTCCAGAAGTCCACCACAGGCTGAGCAGTCTTACGGTACTTCTCGATGATGGCCTTGGCCGCGAGGCAGTGGATGAGCAACTCCTGCTTGGTGCAGATGTGCGGTATCTCCATCATCTTCTTAACGTAGTCCTCGTTGTCCAAGAACTTCTCAACATCTTCCGCAGTGACGCCCAAGGCTTTCGCGAACTTGCGCTCGTACCGTACAGGAGGCGCACCCAAGAAGCCGACCAATAGCTGGGATGCAAATGATGCCCATCCCAAACCGTAGCCAGCGCCGAGTAGAGCGGACTTAGCCGACTGCCGAAGGTCGGGGTGCGACTCTTTTGTGAGGCCCGGGATGTTGAACATCTGAGCGCCGAACTGTGCGTAGGGGTCACCACCTGCGACGAAGATGCGTAGGAGTTCGTCATAGTCCGCCAGCCACGCAAGGACGCGTGGTTCAATCTGAGACAGATCGCCCACGACGAGTTGATAACCCTTTGGAGCCATGATAGCTTTGCGGAGAAACGAACCACGCTTGAGGTTTTGCATGTTGATGGCCGAACCTTTCGAGGCTGTCCACCGTCCCGTCGCAGCACCATAGTACGAGAGCGGTACAGGTAGCGTGCCCCGTCCGGCGATGTCAAGGAAACGCTGTGCGCGAGTCCTCTCCGTGGTCGATTTAACTTTGAGCCGCGCTTCGCATAGTGCTGCAACATCTTCGTTGTCTCCGTTCAACATGGCTTGGAACATAGCGTCTGTCTTAGCGAACGCAAAGTTCACACCGACAGGGTTCGGTGTCTTTGCTGTGGGTTTCTTCTTCTTGGTAGGCGGCTCAACGCCCACGTTACGCAAGGCTTCGGCGAAGTGTGCATTGCTGGCCAGCACGCTGTCCGTCAACCCGAGGCGCTCAAGCAGGGCCTCACGCTTTTCCTTCTCGTCATGCAACGCATCGGTGAGCATGTTGGCATCTAGCTCCAGCACCGGTTGCGTGTACATCTTGAGCGTCATGTCGATCAGCCTAAGCTCTTTAGTCGGGTAGCCAACAGCGAGACGCTTGAAAATTTCTTCGCAGAGATATACGTCATGCTTGCAGTAATCCGCGAGTTCCTTCTCCATCTCCCACGATAGTTCTTCGACACCATTGGTGTTGTACACCGCGTTCCCCTTATCCGGCAGGCCGAAGGCTTGGGCAAGTCTTGCGAGGGAATTTCCCACTTCGACCCCCCTAAGAGCGCGAGCCATACTAAGACTGTCAAGAATAAAAGCAGGTCGGACGCCGTAGACCCACGATAGGATGGAGACGTCAAACTGAGCGTTGTGTGCGAGCACAGCAGTAGTAGACCAATCATAAGTGGCCAGAATCTTGGGTAGTTCCTCGGCCCTGTACCACTGGGTGATCTTGTCTGTGCCGAACTCGTGCAAGCACGCGCCGAAGGCTTTGAATCTTTCATGTCGGATGTACTCCTCTGTGGTCATTTTTTGTAAAGTATACCCTGTTGCGGCGTCCCAAAAAGTTTCAAAATCTATGCAGATAATCTGTTTGTATGGTGCGCTCATGGTGTTTCCTTTAAAACCCACTCCGCAAAAGTGCGGAGTTGTTTGGGTGTTGCGTTTCTTTTCATGCAGTTAGCCAGCATACTGATAACCTGTATGTTGCCGGGCACATACCCTTTCTTTGGGTCGATCTTGTCAATACTTGGAGACCAGTTACTAAACCCCGCGCCTCGCTCTACAAACCGCTGCTTGAATACAGGGCAGTTGTTGGGCTTGATACTTATCACATACGCCGCCAAAGCAGCAACATTTGAAAAGCCTAGCTTCACGCCTTTCTTTTTTGCCGCATAAAACACACCCGCCGCACGCTTGTACCAAACACTGTCCGAAGAAACATAGTTGTTGCCGCTGAGCGCTATGCTTGCCTTCGCTCTCGGATTATTTTTTCCTGTGAAGTCGCGCCGTTTAGCGTAGGTCGGACGCAGTTCGTCCCGCAAGCAGCCGCATGAAGATGTGTGCCCAGATCGCAGGTTTGAGCCTGACACTATAAGATACGTTCCGCAATCACACGCACAGTCCCACATTGTTTGGTATGTTCTATTTGCCTTGCTCAAGACGACTAGCCGTCCAAAACGTTTCCCCATAAGGTTAATCAGTTTCATGTACTCCTCCGTTGTGTATTTTATATTCTACAGCAGTGAAGTCGATGCAGACGATGTGTTTAAATGGTGCGCTCATGCTTCACCTCTTGCTCGGATGGCTGTTGCAACATCGTCATAGGGCAGTCCCAAGGTATAGGCGGCTTCAACAGCCTTTGCACACGCCTCACGCTCTTTAGCTGCTACCAGTTTGGCAAAGGCTTCAAAAGCAGCGGTGGAAAGCCAAAGCTTTGGGTCAAGCCCCGCCTGTTCAGCCATCTCAATGATTTCATCTTGTTTCAATTCAATAACTCCTTGGGCGGGGCTTGGTCCGCGTTGATGTCGATGAACATCTCATGCAAGCGGCTGAGTACAACGGCTGCTTCAAGTTCGTCACAGTTGATAGTCAGCAGTGTGGCCAGCTCGGTCTTGTCGTTGCCGATCACGATCACGCCGTGCTTGTCGTCGCTGAGGTAGCAGTCGATGATCTTCTCAACCACGGTACGCATGTGATCTCGTTGCTGTGGGTCGAGCAGGGCAATCTTCTCCATGAACTCGATGCTGTCTTTAGTCTGTCTCACGTTGCTTCTCCATTCGTAGTAGTTCTTCAACGTGGTCTACGTTGAGTTCGCTGATCACAAACGCCCAGCCTTTGGCCGCTTGGATGTTGTGTATTTCGCGCTCTTGCAATGCCGTAGTCCGTCCGCCGTTTGCTTTGCACTCGAACGCAACGAACTGTCCGTTGTAGCAGCCCACGATGTCAGGGATACCCGCACGACCGAAGCCGTTAGCAGGCGGCATGAAGTGGTAGATGCCCAACTGGTTGAGGTACTTGCGTAGCTTGTCTTTGACTTTCTTCTCGGGCGTATCAGCCATTTGTAATCTCCTCGTATGTCATTTCAAAAATATCTGGCTTGCATGGGTAGTGCTCGCCCTTCACACCAGTGATGATCCAGTCGCCGGGGCAAACAATATGTCCACCCTCAAGCGTGTCCACCCATCCGTGGTTGTAAAAAACATCACGGCAGTGCTCGCAATTTAAGTTTGATTGGTACTTCGGATGCCGGAAGTAGCGCACCACCTGCCCCTCATACCCGATGCGCTGTTCTTCTGCTGTGTTGTAGTCAAGCGGGTGGTCGCCGTTCTTGAACCACTGCGTAGCCTCGATGACCACGGGCTTCTTGCGGTACTTAGCCATTGGTCACCTCGCTTAGTTTCTGTATGTAGTGCTTGGCCTTGCCTCCATCATCACTGCCGTCCTTGCGCCCAGCCCTCATGCTGTACTTGATGATGTTGCCTTTGAGGAACCCACGGAACTCCTCTGGTGTGAGCACCGCCTCCATCACAGCCCAAGGCTGCACAGGCATCTCTTTGTAGTGGGTGCCACTGATCTGCAAGTCATCAGCAGTCAGGCCGTTCAAGCTGCGCTCGAACAGTTCTTTTTGGTTTTTAGTAGGTATCATTTACTTTCTCCTTAGTTACTATAGGTCTCATTAGTTTGTTTTGAAACTCGATGTTGATGATGTCCATCGCTTTCTCCATGTCGCGCACAGTCGAGATGTCCAACTGCTGATCGTGCAACTCCATGACGAGGTTGATGGCTTGTAGTTCGCTGGCCTTCAGGATGAACCGACCTGACTCAACACCCCGCCTAGCCACGGCATAGAGCGCGTCTTGCCCTGCACGAATCTCCTCAGCCCAATCAATACCAAACTCAGGGCGTAGTCTTGTGTAGGCTTCGGTCATGTTGAACATGCCGATCAGTACGTCGATGTCGTCACGCGTTGCGTCCCCCTTTCGTAGCGTGTCCATCGCTGCGTGGTTCTTGATACGCAGGTCAGTTGTCAGGGATATGGCGTTCATCGGTTTGAGTCCCGCCAGTACCCAGTTCACCATGTCTAAGCGCACACCTTTTGGCCTGTACTTGCTTCTCTTTTTCATTTTCTTACCATTGTTGCGCGGTCTAGTTTACGGATGATGTCCTCAAGCTGGCGCACCCTAGCCTCAAGTTCTTCAATGCGCCGCTCTAGGTGTGCGCGTATCTGCTCAGGGCTACGATGCGGCACGCTCAGGCCGATGGGTTTTCTTTCTGGCATGGTCGCTCCCGTTGCTCGCGTTCGATACGCTCGAACTCATCGTCCTCTGCCTTGGCGTCGTCGCTTCTAAAGATAGCGTCAAAGTTTTCAGCAAAAGATTTGTAGTTTGTTGGGCGTTGCTTGTCGCCCTTGCCTGCTTCGTGTGTCATGCGTCTTCTCCTTATCGAAATATTGCCCATACCCAAAAGGCAAACATCAGCACTATGAAAGCATCGTTCAAAGCATCAATCATTTCTTCATGCTCCTTACAAATGCTGCAAAACTGTCCACTGTGTCCTGACCAAACGCAAACTCAAAGCGCTTCAATTCATCAGCCACCTCAAGCAAGGTCTCGTTACGCACAGCCTTGGCAAACTCTTTCACGTTGTCGTAGCCAGCGTCAGCCAGCAGTTGGTTGAGTCTCTCGTTCATTTCCATACTCCTGCTCTGCTATACACATGGAACGTGGTGATCTTGAGCATCTCTGCCTTGACCTCGGCCATCGTCATGCGTTGGTTGGTCTTACTGTTGATGTGCCCCTGCTTGGGCACCTTGACGGACACCTTGGCACGCTGGACTATCTTGCGTGGCTTTGCAGCATCACGCGCTACTTGGTTGGCCTCGACTGTACGAAAGTCTGTCATGAAGTCAGGGTGGTACGTCTTCATGTAGTCGGGGTGAAAGGCATTGATGATCATAGTGGGCTCTCCGGTAGTTGTTGTCGTTGTTGCTTCTCGTATTCCCGTATCTGCTTGGGCGTCCACGGGATTGGTGGTTGTGTCGGGAAGGGCCATGTCACTGCAACTCCCGCAGTTGGTCAAACAGTTTCCAGAACTTCTGCGTGTGCTCATCGCTCTCGCCACCGTCAAAATAGTTGACGACGCTTTGTGCTTCGTCTACCACCTTACGCAGTATCTCTGCCGCCGCAGCACCTTGCTCGAAGCCCAGCTCGTAGGCATTACTCATTGCTGTGACGGTGTTCTCGTCACAGTTCACGCTACGCAGTAGCGTGACCATCTCATGTTTAGTCATCTTGCACCTCGAAAAAATAAATTAAACCTACCAGCACCGACCACGTTGCGCCTACACCCAGCACCATGAGCGTTACGATAAGCGTGACGTTTTCTATAAAGTCCATGTTGGTTTCCCCAGTTCTTTCAGTATACGTAGGCGCAGGGCGAAGCCCCACACCAAGCCCCACAGTACCCAAAGGAATCGTATGTCACGCGTCCAGTTGGCAGGGTCTTTGTCCCACTGCACCAGACCAACCAGCACATACACGGCGGCGATCATGATGGGGTACGCAATCAAGTCAATGTATTTCATGCGTTCTTCTCCTTTTTTATTTTCCAAATCCAGCCATCTTGTGGGGGGCTGTAACGCTCGTCATGCGCCAATTCACGGGCTCTCTCCAAGGTAATCTCGGGTAGCAGCCTGCGTGTCCAAAGAGCGCGAGCGTCAATCGCACCCCGATGCGACTCGGCCAACTTGCCGAACCAGTAAATGTCCATGTCTCTCTTTCGCATACCAGACTTGACATAAAGCCAGTACAAAAACTTCTGTATGTGTTTCATACCACCCTCCAAAAGTAAACAGCCAACCCCACCCACAAGATCACGCCTGTCCAAAACATCAAGCGGTCTTGCCATGTTTTCTCAGGTGGGAACCACCACTGTGCGTTGTCCACATCTTCCCTGAACGCCTCGTTGGTTGAACGAGCAAAGCGCCGTGTCGTGGGCCAGTCTTGGTAATCATTGTTTTGCATTGCGTGCCTCCATCATTGCGTCTGCTATTGCATAACTGCACTTAGTTAGGCGTTCTTGTTGTGTTTCCCATCCTGTACAAGCAGCCAACATACCCTGCATAGCCTTGGCCGCAAAGTAATCGCGCAGTGTCATGCCTGTCTCGTTGGTCAGGTGTGGGTTGGGAAATGCTTTCTCTTGAATAGTCATCACAGTGCTCCAAAAAGTTTCTGTAAGTAGGCGTGCACAGCCTTGGCTTGCACGAGCGTGAGTTGATCGACAGTATCTTCGGGACGCCAAGGGCGTGGTCGCGCTTGCAAAGGTTGCTCTGCGCTCACAGTCAACGCCCCGATACCGACACTGGTCGCGTCATGCGCGGATGCAGCTTCACCGCTTGTCTTGCGCTTAACGATAACGATCTTGCGTGCAGGTGGTGCTGTGCGTGCCACCTCCTCTGCCCTGCGTGCTTGCATCTTCTCTCTGCGTATCTTGCCGATGTTGTACGGGATGAACGCAGGCACGATTGTGTGAAAGCCACTTGTGTTCTCGTCTTTACGAATCATGTCAGCCATCACCATCTGATAGACCAGTGATGAGACTGTTGTCTCCTTGTGTTGTTGCAACCCTTTCCTAATCTCCGCGATGCGCTGGCCGGGGTTGTCGCGCACGTAGTTGAACGTATCACGCGAGGCGTTATTAGTCACGCCGAATAGGTGTTTGGCTTGTGTGTTAGTTGTCATGAGTTCTCCTTTGATTTGTTTCTGTTCGTCTTGATCCCACGCATTGAGCGTGTTGTTTAATGATTCGCGCTTGGATGCTTCGTCTAGCTTCTCGCGCAGTTGCTCGCCTATCGTCTTTGCTATTTTCATTTCACTCTCCTTTGGTAGTGGTGGATTTCTTAATACCTGACCATGCAACAGCAGGTCAACTTGATCTGGCAAAAGCGCAATGCGCCTCGCCGCATGGAACATATGTGCTCGTTTTCCCATACGCTTCTCCTTTCCTTCAGTATAGCAACTTGTCCAACGCTGGACAAGTTAGTGGCTACTACGCTTGTTCTCCTTTCGTATAAACGCGGTTCAATGTGTTCGATGGTTGGTACACCAAGCGAACCTCTTTCCTCTCGACCATGTAGTCGAGCGCGGCCATCATCAGCCATGTGTCACCCTTGATGATGCGTGTGACCTTCTCAAACGTATACGCACCCGCTTGGAACAATAGCTTGCTCGAATGGTCACGCATCTGCATGAGAAGCTCTACGCCCTCCTCGCTGAATAACTCTGGTCGCATGTCTTCGTAGTTGTAGTTGCTCATTTCTTTTCCTCGATTGCTTGTTGAAACGCTATAAAGAATAGCGCGTGGGCGCAGGTCATCATGTAGTTCTCTTGTGCAAGGCCCTGCACAGAACCGATCAAACAGTACATGCCCATCGCTAGGTTCAGGTAGTTAATCCATGTGTTCATCTAATTTCCTTTCAAGGTTTGTATCCTGCCCAGAGGAACAGGGTGTAGTACATCTGCTTTTGCCAGTTCAGTTCAGGATAGTGTCGGTTCGCTTCAAATATCCACTCGGCTCGTTGCAATAGCTGTTGCTTTGTCATTTGATTTCCTTTATTTCATCTACTCGTTCAATTTTCCAATCGTCATTGTTCCACTTGTCAGTGAATGACGCACCATCCATGTCACGCGCTATCGCGTAGGCTGTCGCCTCGTTTACCGCTTCGATTTCGGCTGAGCAGTATGTCACATAGGACGCGATTACTTTGTATCTTTTCATAGCTTTCTCCTTTTAAAAACGCAGGGGAATTCCCCTGCAAAACGCATACACCCGTCACTCGCGGTACAGAGTGTCGAACACAGTGCACAACAATGTGTTGGCATCGTAGGTCTTGGTCAAGTCCATGAACTTGTCGATCAACTCGTCCGTCAACAGTTTAGCGTCAAGGAACTTGACCGCCATCTCAGGGTCTTCAGGCCACACAGACTCACCGACTAGATAGAACAGCTCGTCAACATACCCCTTACGCGCATCATGCAACGCATAGCAGATGTCATCAATGGCAAAGTCGAACGGCTCGTCATAGTCCATGCCGTAGCCTTGCCAGTTGTATGCGCTGACACCATACGTCTTGACCTCTTGCACCTTGGGGTCACGCTCAACAGGCAGGGCATCCCAGTCGAACTTGAGCACAGCGGCGGCTAAGCGTTGCAGGTGGTTGACATCGAGGTGCTCACGCTCACCATGCTCAGAGTAGTAGCCGATCGAGATGTTGGTGCACTCAGGGATGTTGTCAACAAACTCTGCGGTATCGGTATACACACCGCTGTCATCGGTCGAATACATCAGCGCCATGTCATCGTCATTGAGCGCATTGGCAAGCGCTTGACCGAACACATCCGAACAGCAACGACCCCAACCTTGATGCGTGATCACGCTGTCTGTACCACGACGGTCAAAGGCAATGGCACGATCAAAACAATCGAGCAACTCAGGGTAGTACTTAGCGATGTGCTTAGCACCAATGCCGCCACACTCCTCGCCTTGCGTGAAGATGTAGTAACCAGCGATACCGCCGTGCATCATGTGCATGAGCATAGCCACACCAGCACCATCATCAGCACCGAGGCAGGACGCAGGCGTAGCGTGCCACTCATGCACCGCCTTGTTCTTAACCTTGCGTATCGGATTCTTACCCTCGACACGATGCACAGTATCAACGTGCGCCACGAACAACGTGCGGTGGTTGTCATTGGTACGCGCATCAACGTGCAGGTTGCCACAGGTATCAATGAACGTCATCTCTTGCAGGTGCTCAGGCACAGCAGTCGCCAGCCATTGCGTGAACGCTTGCACACCCAAGCCAGCATGAGGGCGCTTGACAGTCAAAGCGCGGGTCAGTGTAGTCATCAACATAATTATTCTCCAGTAGTTTCGGTTGTTTCATCTTCATCGGTCACAGGCACGTAGTCCTTGTGATACGTCGTGCCGTCAATCTCAACACGATCATCGCTGTCGTTGTCGCTGTACCAACCATCGGTTGCCTCGCATTGCCATGCGTCATCCTCGTGGCACATCGAACCATCAACTAGCTCGACACAGTTCTCACGCATCTCGTACTGGCTGTTGTAGTCGTCGTAGCAGATGTCATCGTCATCGCACTCGTAGTACTCATCAACCGACTCGATGTACACAGCGTTGTCGCTGTGGCAGTACTCGCCGTCATGCAACCGAACGATGTTGTTGTCAGACAGATAGTCCTCGTCATACGCCTCGTCACCGACATGCACTACGTTGTCGCAATACACATAGTACTGATTACCACGGCGGCCATACGCATAGTAGTAATTGTGGTCGCAGCATGACTGACAAACATACTCGTCCTCGGCAGCATTGACCCAGTACCCATCGCCATCGTCAACGTTGGTACCGCAGTCGTTGCAAGTCTCGCAGTCCTCGTTGTCAGAGCACGAGCCGTCTTGGTTCTCGCAGTGATACTGACCGCCGCTTGTAACGCGCAAGTACTTGTTGCCCTCACGCGTGATGACATCGACATCCTTGAGATCGCCGTCAAGATACGGAGCGAGTGGTCTGTCGTAATGACCATCGTAGTAACGCAACAGGCAACCCTCCCAATTACCATCGTGCGAATACCCTTGGTCACGCAACCACGCATTGAGACTGTCGTCAGCGTGTGAGAAGCTGGATGAACTGGATGCACGCTGATAGGTACGCACGAACCGCTTGATGCCGTCACGCTCATACACCAGCGCACGACCGACGATCTCGCCACCCTCCTCACGCACAGCCATACCCCAACCGAGGCGAGGGTCGTAGCATTTGTAAGGATGATTGTCGAGGTTGCAGTTGCGCCAGTTGTTACTCATGCACGATGAAGGCCCGTCCATCAGCACTCGAAGCATCTCGGCAGTGGTGTACACAACCTTGCAACCGACAACGCTATACGATGCGACTGTGTTGCGTATCTCATGGTCAGGCAGTTGCGGGAAGTGGCGCGTTAAGTACTTGCCAAGAGACGTGACAGTCTGAAGGTTGGCCTCACCCTTGCGCTCGTTCTGTGTGTACGCCACACGATTGCGATCTGACTCGGCTTGATGTGGGTACTCAAGCACAAGCTGTTGCCAGTCAAGTGGGCGATAGTCAGCGAGTAACTTATCTACCGCAGGGTGCAAGCGAAAGCGTGACTGCAAGTCGCCGTGCCAATCACGAGCGTACAAGGTGCGCCCCGTATAGCTGTCGTTGTACGCATCCATGCGTCCGTTGGTGTCGATGTATGCCCTGAGTCGGCGGTGTTGCGACACCTTGCCCTCACGCAGTAAACGCAAGGCGATGTGGATGTTGGTCTGCACGTTGAGTGCGTCTGTCTTTGAATCGTATGTCATTTGCTTACTCCTAAGTTACATAAAAAATGTCGGGGACATATGTCCCCAACGGGTTGCGCTGATTACTCAGCGGGTTCAAAGTAGCCGAGCCATTGAGTGCCCTCGACTTGTGGTTGAAAAAAGCTGATGTCGTAGTTCGTATCGAAACTAACTGGCACAAGGAACAAGTTGTACCCACGCCCCTGCTCTGTCATGTGCTTGATGAGCGCAGGTAGATCGCGCGCAGGTGTTGTCGTTGCCCAGTCCCATGTACTTGCGGCAAAGAAATGTTGGTTAGCTTGTCGCTCTTGCTTTGATTTGTAGCCTGTCATCTGTGTCATGCTGTCTCTCCTTGTGTTGCCCACTTGCGGTAGGCTGTTGTGAACAGGTCACCGAACGCGCCCTCGATGCGGCGCTGATTGGTCAGGTCTGCTTTCAAATACGCATCGGCTAGTGCCGAGGCAAAGCTGCCCTCGCGGGGCAGGTAGCGCACAGCTATCGTGTGCAGTTCATCTTGTGTAAATGTCATATCATTTCTCCATCGGCCAGTACAGGGAAGGTGCGCGGCGTGGCCAGAACCATGCACCCTTGGGGAGATATCTCCCCGAAAAAAAATAGACACCCGACAAACGACACTGGTCGTCAACGATAGAACGCTTCACGATACGCAAGCTCTGCCGCTGTTTTGTCATGCCCTTCGTAGACACTCGTGCCTTTGTGCAACACGTAGTAGGTGTCGTCATCGGGGTGTCTGCCCCAATCGTTTTCTTTGTAGCCGACCCACATGATGGCGTCTTCGCCATAACGCACGATGGTCAACATAACGCCCTCCGTCGGTGGTGTCCACACCACATCTCCGTTATCTAGCAGTGTTTGTTTTGCCATGATTAAACCCCTTCGTCTGTATTAAAAAACCCGTGCCATGTAACAGGCAGGGCTTCGCCAACCTTTGCCTCATCTATCCATACAAGAGCTTGTGTAATGTTGGATACCCTTGTGTTTGCTTTGTTTATTTTCTCGGTGTTGCCTTCCATTTCGGCGATAGTGCATTTACTCTTGGCAACCTCTAACTCTTTCTCGGTGCGTGTCTTAAGGCGTCCATGCAGCTTTAACCACAGGGGCTTAGGCACAGTGCGCTCGAACGGCGTTTTCTTTTTGGCCTTCAACTTGTAGGGTATGGCCTCGAACAGTGCAGAGATGGCGAGTTTCTTTGACGGGCTAACCCAATCGACCCAGTGAATTCCTTTATTCGGGCGCATCGCCGCCTTTGCTATTTCGTAGGGTGTGAACTGTTGGCCGCGTTGTTGCAAGGTCATCTTGCTTAGTTCTTTATCAAGGCACGCAACGTATGCTTCCAAGGCGATGCGCCGTTCTTCCGATGCGTGGTACTTGAGCAAACCTTTGGCGGTTTTGAGTTCGTACTTGAGCGGGGTCATGAGTTCTTCCCACATTCGTGTGTGCTGGTATGCCTTTGGTCTTGATTTGACCAGCGGTTCTTTTTGTTCAGCAACCACACGCATGATTTCCTGCATGGCATGGGGGTGCATCTTGCGCTTTTGCAAGCGGTTGAGAAGTTCGTTCTCGGTGAGTTTCATGTAGTGTCGATAACGCATTGGCATGATTAATCTTCCTAAAAAACAAGGTGAGGACATTGTAGCATGTAAAAGGGCATGAATAATCTCAGTCGCTACAAAGTGAGACGCTCGGTAAGCCTTATGCGGCGGTGCTTTCGTGGTAGTCAGGCCTAGGTGTCTATCGTTTTTGAAAAGTGCCAAAAGGCAAACCCTAAAAGCAATGTCTTCGTGCAAGAAAATTTGGGTACACATATAAATATGCAGGCTAGTATATATAAGTATTTCTATAAAGATATATATATAGGACGGTTTTGGGCGAAACGCCCTGTTCATGCGGGTTTGCAGATGTCTGAGTTTGTAGCGACTGAGATTAATCTTGGACTATGCAAGAACAGGGTGTGATTCTTCCACTTGGGGAGATATCTCCCCGCACATCACTTGAATAATCTTCCTTGGCGCAGGGGTTTGATGCCTAGCTTGACCATCTCCCATGTCGTCTCGGCTTGCTCTGCGTTGCGTATAGCCTTGGCCTTGCGCTCGTTGTTACGGGCTTGTTTTGCGAACTCGTCACGCAGGATGCGTAGCTTGGCGAGGTTGACTTCTTTGATTGATGTGTGACGCATGATGTTTATTCCTTAAATGATGTGACGATGAGGGTGCATTGGATGCCGATGAGCAGGGGAGAGCCGATGACCATGATCTCCCACAGATAGCCGCCGCCGTTTTCTTCTGCGCCAGCAAGCCCGATGAGTGTGGTCAAGACGAGCAGGGAGAAAGCGGCCATGTTGCCGAGGATGAGTACTGGTTTCATGGTTACTCTCCGAGGTTGAGGTTGTGGAACAGTTCGCAAGCGAGGTTGAACACTTCGGGGTTCTTGCCGTTGCCAGCCTTGCTAATCGCAAACTCAAGAACAGCGCCGAGTGCGGCGATCTGTTCACGACTCAATGTCTGAGGTTGCAGGACTGCCTGTTGCCACGCCCAAAGGTCTGTGGTTTTTTGCATGGCAGGCCCAAAGGTTTGCCCGTTAATGGCGGATTGCCAACCGAGGTTGACGTTGTTTGTGGAAAGTTTCATTTGATTTCTTTCAGAGTTTAGAAGTTAGACAGGTTTTGGAACACCGCACGACCCTCGCTTGCAGAGTCGCACGGAGAATTTGGGGAGAAATCTCCCCGATCACTCGAACACGACCGAATCGCGCACCGCTTTGAGCAACGCATCGAACTCGGCTTTGGTCAAACCATCAGCCAGCGCAATGATCGCCTTGACCTTTGATGCGTTGACGCGCACGACCTTCGCCTCGCTCTTGGCTTGCTCTGGTTTGAAGTCGCGCACGAGGTGATGTGCGGCCTTCTTGCTCGCCGCGTTGACGGCTCGCTCGTGCTCTGCGCTACGTTGTGAGCGTGGTTGCTCAATGATCTTCTCTGCCTTCTCGCGTGTGATGTGCAGTTTGCCCATGACGTAGTTCAGGACAGCGCGTTGACGTAAGTCTGTACGTTGCTCAGGTGTCGCGTTGACGTATGCCTTGTGCAATGGGAGCGATGCTTCCAAGGTGAGGCGGTCAACTGAGCCGAGGTTGAAGAAGAAGTCGTTATGTGAAAGTACTGTGTGTGCCATATGGCCTCCGTTGATGTGGGGAGATGTCTCCCCGATTGATGCGGCTAAGAACTCCCTAACCGCTGAGGCTATTATAACACGAGGGTACATCCGAAGCATTACTGGGCGGCGTTGCGGTGTTGAAAACTGAGAACTATTGACCCCACCCTAGGGGCATCCCCCGATATTGGCGGACCGCGGTGGCCATGACGTGAACACTGTTCCGTAACCATCTTCACAATTTCTGTAATTCTTTATACCTACCCCAAAAATTTTTATAAAAATTTCCAAGAAACCTTGTCTAACGTTGTACACTGTGGGGACTTGGCCGGTGTTGCTCTGCGGCGCTGTCAAGAAGCCCGTGACGATTCGGGACCAAAGCATCCGGGGGAGGGCGACCCGGAGCCAAATAAAAAAACCCCAGCCATTGCTGACTGGGGTTGAAAGAAGGCCGGAGCCCCCATAGGAGAAGCAATGGAGCGACAGCTCCTTTGGCCAGAGGCCAAAGGTGGCAACTGCTTGCACCACTACCGGAAGTTAGTGTACACTGACAGCATCGGGTAACGCAACCCGCCCCCAATAGGACAAAATGCTGGACCACTTGTTAGATTTCGAGCCCCCTGTGCACGAGCACACGGCGAAGGCTGTTAAGCCCTTGGAGAAAACTTCCACGGACGAGACACTCAACGCTCAAATCAACACAACCGCATGGCTTGAAAAGCTAGGCGTAGACGATGACGATAAGGCGCTCAAAGAAGCCAACGCCAAGGCAGCACAGACAGTTTTCACAGCGCTCGCGTCCAACGCGCCGCTGACCGAAACTAAAAATCAGCTCACCCAGATCAAGACGCCAGAGGCTGTACGCCACTTGGTGGCTATGCTGTCAGCATACGACTGGGAGTTTGTAGAGCAAGCCAAAAACTTGCGCGGCATGGCCGTGGCCAAAATCTTGGAAGAGACCAACCACCCTGATGCACGCATCCGGTTGAAAGCGTTGGACATGCTCGGGCGCATCACGGAAGTGGCGCTGTTCACCGAACGCATCGAGGTCAAGAAGACAGACATGTCGGACCACGAGATCGACGCCAAGATCAAAGAAAAGCTCAACCGCTTCATGGGCGTGGTGGATGTTGAAGACATCTCCGAAATAGACACACCACCCCCAGAAGTTAGTGAGTCCTCACTTAACACACCCACGCCAGATGAACCTGAGCAGCCTCAACCTAACGCCTAAAGAGGCCAAGGCCCTTCAGCTCGCACTCCCGACCATGACGGTCAAGGAGAAGATGGAGTTGATGGACATGCTCGAAGAGCGCGAACGCCGCGCCTCGATGTACGAAGCACGCACCAACATGTTGGACTTTGCCAAGCATGTGTACCCCGGATTCAAGGTGGGGCCCCAGCACAGGAAGCTGGCCAAGATATTCCAAGACGTGGTTGAGGGCAAGAAAAAGCGCGTGATCATCAACATCGCGCCACGTATGGGTAAGTCCGAGTTCAGCTCGTACCTGTTCCCAGCGTTCTTTCTAGGTAACTTCCCCAATAAGAAGATCATCATGGGCACGCATACTGCAGGTCTGTCCGAAGACTTTGGTCGTCGGGTACGTAACTTGCTCGATATGGAGGAGTACCGTGAAGTCTTTCCAAGCACTCAAATTGCGGCTGATCAATCGGCTGCTGGCAAATGGTCCACTAGCGCAGGCGGTCAGTACTACGCTGCTGGTGTCGGCGGTGCTCTTGCTGGTAGGGGCGCTGATTTATTCGTTATTGATGATCCCCACTCTGAGCAGGACGTAAAAATAAATTCGCGTCTAGCGTTTGACACGGCGTGGAACTGGTTCCAAACAGGCCCGTTGCAGCGTCTGATGCCCGGCGGTGCGATCATCGTCATCATGACGCGGTGGTCAAAGCTGGACCTGACTGGCCGCTTACTGGACTACCAGACCAAAAACGAGGGCTCCGTGCCGTGGGAGATTGTTGAACTCCCAGCCATCCTGAACGAAGGTACGGACAAAGAGAAATCCCTCTGGCCGGAGCAGTGGCCCCTTGAGACGCTTAAGTCCACCAAGGCGTCGATTGACCCAAGGTTTTGGAACGCGCAGTACATGCAGCAGCCCACGGCTGACACCTCGGCAATCATCTCTAGGAACTCATGGCGCATCTGGCAGTCGGACGAACCCCCAGTCTGTGACTACATCATCCAGTCATGGGACACGGCGTTTGAGACCAAGAACAACTCTGACTACTCCGCGTGCACAACGTGGGGCGTGTTCTACAACGAGGAAGAGGGCAACGCGCCGCAGGTCATCCTGCTCGATGCGTTTAAAGACCGCATGGCCTTCCCCGAGCTGAAACAAATCGCCCTCAAGCACTGGAAGGAGTGGGACCCAGATGCGTTCATCGTGGAAAAGAAGGCGGCTGGAGCGCCGCTGATTCAAGAACTACGCAACATGGGCATCCCTGTCCAAGAGTTCAGCCCGTCCCGCGGCAACGACAAAATGGTCCGTGTGAACGCCGTGGCGGACCTGTTCAGCTCAGGTACAGTGTGGGCTCCCGACACAAGATGGGCGCGTGAAGTCATTGAGGAAGTAGCATCCTTCCCTGTTGGCGAGCACGACGACTACGTGGACACGACCTCCCAAGCCCTACTAAGGTTTAGACAAGGGGGCTTCATTTCTTTAGAATCCGACGAGCCGGACGAGCCAAAGTTCTTCCGCCGTAAGACTCACGCCTACTATTAAGGACCAACATGGCCATCGACAAATCCCTGTACCAAGCCCCTGTGGGTATTGACGCCCTCGCCCAAGACGAGGAAGCTGTTGAAATCGAGATCGTTGATCCCGAAGAAGTCAACATCCACGCCGGCGACCTCGACATTAGTATCCGCCCCGGTGAGGATGAGGAAGGCTTTGGCGACAACTTGGCCGAGTACATGGACGAAGGCGCGATGCAGTCATTGGCTGGAGAGCTGTCCAGCGCCATCGACCAAGACAAGGCCAGCCGCAAGGACTGGGAAAAAGCCTACACAGAAGGTCTGAAGCTCTTGGGCCTCCAGTACGAGGAGCGCACTGAGCCTTGGAACGGCGCATCTGGCGTGTTCCACCCCATGATCACAGAGGCTGTGGTTCGCTTCCAGAGCGAGACCATCACCGAGATGTTCCCCGCAGCCGGCCCCGTGCGCACAAAGATCGTTGGCAAAGAGACTCCTGAGAAGAAGGATGCCGCGCAGCGCGTTGAGGAAGACTTGAACTACGAGCTGACTGAAGTCATGCGCGAGTTCCGCCCAGAGCAAGAGCGCATGTTGTGGTCCCTGCCGGCCACCGGCTCTGCGTTCAAGAAGGTCTACTACGATCCCAATTTGGGACGTCAGGTGTCGATGTTTGTCCCAGCAGAAGACATCATCCTGCCTTACGGCACGACCGATATGGACACTTGCTACCGCCTGACCCACGTCATGCGCAAGACCGAGAACGAGATCAAGAAGCTCCAGCAGGCTGGGTTTTACCTCGACTGCGAACTGGGCGAGCCTACGAAAGAAAGCACCGACATCCAGAAGGCCAAGGACAAAGAGACCGGCTTCAGCGACATTGACGACGATCGTTACACGCTCTTGGAGATTCACGTTGACTTGGACCTCGATGGGTTTAAGGACACGACCAAGGGCGACGACAGTGAAGAGACAGGCATCGCGCTGCCTTACGTGGTGACGATGGTCAAGGGCACAAACGAGATTTTGGCAATCCGCCGCAACTGGAGAGAAGATGACAACCTCCGCCTCAAGCGCCAGCACTTCGTACACTATCAGTACATCCCCGGTTTTGGGGCGTATGGCTTCGGTTTGTTCCATCTCATCGGAGGCTTCGCCAAGTCAGCGACGTCAATCATGCGTCAATTGGTGGACGCTGGAACGCTGTCTAACCTGCCCGGCGGTCTCAAGTCACGGGGACTTCGCATCAAGGGTGATGACACTCCGATTGCTCCGGGCGAGTGGCGCGACGTAGACGTCGGCTCTGGCAACATGCGCGACAGCATCTTGCCGCTCCCATACAAAGAGCCAAGCATCGTGTTGTCTGGCTTACTGGACAAGATTGTCGAAGAAGGCCGTCGTTTTGCGGCTTCCGCAGACATGAAAGTGTCGGACATGAGCGCACAAGCGCCCGTGGGCACGACTTTGGCCATCCTTGAGCGCCAATTGAAGGTCATGACAGCGGTGCAAGCCCGTCTGCACTACGCTTTCAAGCAAGAATTGCGTTTGTTGGCCGCGATCATCCGCGACTACACCGACCCAGATTACGACTTTGAGCCAGAAGAAGGCAAGCGCACGGCCAAACAGTCCGATTACGCGGCCTGTGACATCATCCCAGTGAGCGATCCCAACGCTGCGACCATGTCTCAGCGGGTTGTGCAATACCAAGCGGTCATTCAGATGGCCCAAATGGCCCCTGACATCTACGATTTACCCCAGTTGCACCGCAATATGCTGGAAGTCTTGGGCATCAAGAACGCTGACAAGCTGATTCCGCTCGAAGAAGACATGAAACCGAAGGACCCTGTGTCCGAAAACCAAGATGTTTTGAACTGTGCGCCCCTCAAGGCGTTCATGCACCAAGACCACGAGGCCCATATCAAGGTGCACATGGCGATGGTGCAAGACCCACTGGTGCAGCAGTTGGTTGGCCAGAACCCCAAGGCCCCACAGATGCAAGCAGCCCTCATGGCACACATCTCCGAGCACGTTGGATACGCCTACCGCCAGAAAATCGAGCAGCAACTGGGTATGCCCCTGCCGCCCGAAGACGAAAAGATGCCTCCGCAGGTCGAATTGGCGCTCTCGGCCATGATGGCCCAAGCTGCGAACCAAGTTTTGCAGCAAAGCCAAGCGCAAGCGGCCCAACAGCAAGCTCAACAACAGCAACAAGACCCTGTTGTACAAATGCAACAGCAAGAATTGCAGATCAAAGCACGCGAAGTGGCCATCAAGGAGAAAAAACTCCAAGTCGATGCCGCCGCGCAAGCCGACAAGCTCAAATTGGAAGAAAAGAAGCTGGCTGTGGACGCTGCGGCCAAGGCAGACCAGCTACGTGCTCAAAATAAAGGCAGTGACCCCGAAACTGAAGCAATCCGTGCACAAACCCAACTGGCCGCGGACCAGCAACGTGCTCAGTTTCAAGCAGCAGCCGATCAAGCGCGAGCACTCATGGCCGCGCAACAACACAACCAGAGCCTGACTCACAAAGAGCAGGTTCATGAGCAGAACTTGAGGCACCAACGTGCACAAGCAAAGGCCCGCCTTGAAGCGGCAAAAAAACCACAGGAGAAGCCAACTAAATGATTTCCGACTTCGCACGCGTATTGCGCGAACAAATACGCAACGATCTGAACAACTATGCTGACGACCTCGCAGGCGGGGTTTGTCAAGATTTTGCCCAGTATCAAAAACTCTGCGGGATTATTCAGGGTCTAGCCCTTGCAGAGCGTTATTTACTTGACCTTGCCGAGAAAGTGGAGAAAGCAAATGAGTGAAATCCTATTGCCCCCGGGCATAGCACTACCAGACCACATCCAGCCTGTCGATAAGCCAGACGAAGATGCGGACAACGAAACCAAAGCAGGTGCGCTGCCGACCCCCACAGGTTGGAAGCTGCTGTGCGTAGTACCAGAAGTCGACGAAAAGATTGCCGGTACATCGCTCGATCTCGTCAGAGACACTGCATCCATGCGACAAGAAGAGCACGCCACAACCGTGTTGTTCGTACTTCGTGTGGGCCCAGACGCGTACAAAGACCCGACCAAGTTCCCCGCAGGCGCGTGGTGCAAGGAAGGCGACTTCGTGCTCGTGCGTACATATTCCGGTACGCGTTTCAAGATTTTCGGAAAAGAGTTCCGCCTGATCAATGACGATCAAGTGGATGCTGTTGTGCAAGACCCTCGTGGTTTAACCCGCGCATAAGGAGTAGTGATGCCGCCTGACGAATTTAAATTCCCCGACGAAGTCGAAGAAAAGAAGGTCGAAGTCACCACTGATGACGACATCGAAGTCGAAATAGTTGACGACACGCCTGAGAAGGACCGTGGCCGTAAACCTTTGGACCGTGAGGTCGAAGACCCAACAGATGAGGAGATCGAGAAGTACACACGCGGTGCTCAAGATCGAATCAAGGAACTCACACATGCTCGTCATGATGAGCGCCGTGCCAAAGAAGCTACTCTGCGCGAAAAGCAAGAACTTGAGCGTCTTACACAACAGTTGCTGGAGGAGAACAAAAAACTCCGCCAAAACGTCAACACAGGCACTGAACAGTTTGTAGCCCAAGCCAAGACGCTGGCTGAGTCTGAGCTGGAAAAAGCACGCCGTGAGTACAAGGCCGCACAAGAGTCATTTGACTCCGATGCCATCCTTGCCGCTCAAGAGGCACTTCTCGACGCCAAGATGAAAATGGAGGCAGCGAAAAATTTTCGTCCAGCCCCTTTACAAGTCGATGAAGATGATGTACAAACTAGCCATCGCGAACCCCAACGCGTACAACCGGACGAAAAAACCTTGCGCTGGCAAGCTAAAAACCAGTGGTTCGGAGCTGATGGGTTTGAGGAAGTTACCAGCTATGCACTAGGGCTGCACCAAAAGCTAGTGAACTCGGGGACCGACCCAAGGTCTGATGAGTACTTCGAGCAGATTGATGCTCGCGTGAAGTCAAAGTTTCCCGAAGTTTTCGGGGAAGTCGACAAGCCTTCGCACGGTGAGTCTTCAAGAAAACCTACGTCCGTCGTAGCTCCCGCCACAAGATCGTCGGGGGCTAAAAAAGTCCAACTGACGACAACACAGCTCGCGCTGGCTAAGAAGTTTGGATTGACACCGCAGCAATACGCTGCACAAGTAGCAAAATTGGAGAATCAAAATGGCTGAAAACCGTACACCCCGTGACTTAGTTTCACGCGAAAAAAATGCTCGCGCAGTCTATGTACCGCCGACATCTCTGCCCGATCCGACACCTGAGCCCGGAGTTGTGTTTCGCTGGATTGCGACGCACGTTCTAGGACAGGCGGACCCCACCAACGTGTCTCGTAAGATGCGCGAAGGTTGGGAACCTGTGAAGGCAGAAGACCATCCGGAGTTGCAACTGTTCGGTAATGAAAAGACCGGGAACGTGGAAATTGGTGGCCTCATGTTATGCAAGATGTCCATCGAAAAAGCGCAAGCCCGTGATGATTATTACAACGCGCAGGCGCAAAATCAGATGGATTCAGTGGACAACCACTTCATGCGAAACAACGATCCTCGTATGCCTTTGTTCAGCGATCGCAAGTCAACGAACACTCGCGGAGGGGGTTTTGGTTCAGGTTCTAAGTAAACAAGGAGTCCTTAAATGGCAACAACCGCTTCTCCCTACGGTCTAAAACCCGTAAATCGCGTTGATGGAATGCCTTATGCTGGTGCAACTCAGACTTTTCTGATTGACCCTGCTGGCGAAGCCACCAACATTTTTAACGGCCAAGTCGTTATCATTGGTGCAGATGGCTATTTGGCTATCTCTACTGCTACCGGCGCTGACATCACGACCAATAACCTCGGTGGTAACGGCGTGGGCGCTATCGGCGTGTTCGTTGGTTGCGAGTATGTGAATGCTCAAGGCCAAGTGATCAACAGCCAATACTATCCTTCGGGCACAACTGGTGTGGTCACTGCTAAGGTCGTTACTGACCCTAACGTCGTGTTCCAAGCTCAGTTGGACGGCTCTGCCGCTCAAACTGCTTTGGGTACCAACACCTTCTTTGCCGCTGTGCAGAGCACCAGCACTGGTTCTACCACTACTGGCAACTCTACAAGTGCTTTGGAGTCTACTGTTGTGACAACCGCCGCCGCCTTCCGTATTGTTGGTTTTGCCTCCGGCCCCGGCGACAATTTCACAGACGTGTTGGTGAAGTTCAACCCAAGTGCTCACAGCTATTTGAACGCTGTTGGTCTGTAAGGAGTAATTAAACATGGCTATTTCACGCGCACAACTGCTCAAAGAATTGCTGCCCGGCCTGAACGCTTTGTTCGGCATGGAGTACGCACGCTACGGCGAAGAGCACAAGGAAATCTACGAGACAGAGAAATCTGAGCGTAGCTTTGAAGAAGAAACCAAGTTGGCCGGCTTCGGTGCAGCTCCTGTTAAGAACGAAGGTTCTGCCATTGCTTATGACAATGCGCAAGAAGCGTTCACAGCACGCTACAACCACGAAACCATCGCCTTGGGCTTCTCGATCACTGAAGAAGCTGTTGAAGACAACTTGTACGACAGCCTGTCTGCTCGTTACACCAAGTCTTTGGCTCGCGCTATGGCTTACACCAAGCAAGTTAAAGCTGCCGCTGTTATCAACAACGGTTTCAGCCAGAACTACCTTGGCGGCGACGGCGTGTCTTTGTTCGGTGTTAACTCCAGCGGCACTCGCGTCGGTCACCCACTGATCAACGGCGGCGTTAACTACAACAGCCCGACTGTTGCTGTTGACTTGAACGAAACTTCGTTGGAAAACGCTGTGATTCAGATCGCTGCGTGGACTGATGAACGCGGTCTGTTGATCGCTGCTAAGCCTGTCAAGATGGTGATCCCACCAGCTTTGATGTTCGTGGCTAAGCGTTTGCTCGACACCGAGTTGCGCGTTTCTACTGCTGACAACGACATCAACGCGTTGAAGCAAATGGGCGCTATCCCCGGTGGCTACACCGTCAACCACTTCTTGACCGACAGCAATGCTTGGTTCTTGACGACTGACGTGCCAAACGGCTTGAAGCACTTCGAGCGTTCGCCTTTGACTAACAGCATGGACGGTGACTTTGACACTGGCAACGTGCGTTACAAGGCTCGCGAGCGTTACAGCTTCGGCTGGTCTGATCCCCTCGGTATGTGGGGTTCTGCTGGCGCTTAATTGCACGGCACGAGAAAAGGAGCTTCGGCTCCTTTTCTTTTACTTAAATCAGGTGTATATTTGCACCATCTCGGGATTTCCGGGGCGTATGACTGACCGAGCAGACGACATGCAGACTACGCCCTTAACTTGCATGTAAGGACATTGACATGGCACGCACTACTTTTCAAGGCCCAGTACGTTCATTGGGCGGCATCTATCAACAAGGCCCCGCCTCTGTTGTTGACATCACTTCTAGCACTACGTTGAACCCTGTGGATCACGGCGGTCGCATCCTCACAGTTGGCGGCTCTTTGGCCGCTGCTTTGACACTGACTTTGCCTTCGATCAACGTGAGCACCAACGCAGTGACTTCTGGCCCCGGCCAAGACCCCAACACTTTGAACAACGAAGGCGTTGTTTACACAATCTGGGTTCCAACAACCATCAGCACCAGCTCTTTGAAGATTGGTACAGACGGCACTGACAAGTTTGTCGGTTCTGTGATTTCTGTGGACACAGACACTTCCGGCGCTGTGGTGGGCTTTACTGCTGGCGCATCAAACGACTTCATCAACTTGAACGGCACCACAACTGGTGGCGTTGCAGGTACTTGGATTCAGATCGTTGCCGTGGCCGCAAACAAGTACATGGTGACAGGTACCGTGAACGGTTCCGGTATTGTTGCCACACCTTTTGCTGACGCTTAATTGATCTCGGGGGCTTCGGCCCCCACTAAACAAGGAGATTTATTATGACAATGCAAACCGACGTAAAACAGGCGCACTTAAACACGTCTGGTTTTTTAGTTCTTGGTAGAAACCGTGTTCGCGGAATTTCTTTTGTTGGCTCGGCGACCGCTGGGTATGTAACACTGTTTGACACAGCAACAGCCCCAGTTACTACAGCGACTTACGGACGTTCGGGCACAACAATTACAGTTTCAGCAACTGGTCACGGGCTTTCAACAGGCGACCAGATCGGGGCTGACTTTGCTGCTGGTACAGGCGGCACAGGCACTAACGGCAACTACATTGTTACCGTAACCAACGCAAACACTTTTACAGTGACCGACATTAACTCTGGCAGTATTACTGCTGGGGCGTCTATGGTTTACGCCAGCCGTTGGTTGTTGACGTATGACGTGGCTGCTAGCGACACATTTAACAACGCACCGTTTATTCCAGCAGAAGGTGTACTGGCGTTGAATGGTGTGTATGCGCAGGTTTCCAACGTAGTAGCAGTAAACATTTACTACGGCTAAGTCATGGAAACAATGGTCTGGAACCTCATCCTTTCAGCAGGCCTCGGCCTGCTGACGTGGGTATTGAAGGAGAAGTCCAATGAACTCGCTCGCGTCACGATCTTACTCAATCGCACAAGAGAAGAAATTGCGAAAGAGTACGTCACCAAAATCGAAGTCCACGCCGACATTAACAGGGTCTTGGACCGGCTTGATCGCTTGGATGAAAAATTGGACAGACTTATGGAGAAGCGCGGTGCCCTCGGTCAGTCTTAAACAAAAAAATTTGATGGATGCAGCGGCGCACAACCCTGCATTTGCCAAAAAGGTCGGCATCCCTTCAAAGGTTGCCAAAGAGTTCAGTACGGCCAGTAAAGGCCAAAAATTTTCAAAAGGTGGTGATACTATGGCAACAAAGAGCAACGGCATTATTAAAGCCAAAATGGGCGCAGTTCGTACAGCAGCCCCAAGCAAAGACGGCATCGCATCCAAGGGTAAAACCAAGGGCAAGATGATCACTATGGCCGGCGGCAAACCTCTGGGCATGAAGGCTGGCGGCATGGCCAAAGGCATGAAGTACGGCGGTAAGTGCTAAATCATGATGGCCAGCCGCGGTATGGGGGACATCTCCCCCTCTAAGATGCCCAAGGGCAAGAAGATTACCCGCAAGGATAATCCGAACGAGGTCGAGATGTTCGCCGAAGGCGGCAAAGTCAATGCTGCCGGTAATTACACCAAACCCTCTCTTCGCAAGAAGATTGTGTCTCAGGTGAAAGCCGCGGCAACTCACGGCACTGGCGCAGGTCAGTGGTCTGCCCGTAAAAGCCAGCTTGTAGCTAAAAAATACAAAGCATCTGGTGGTGGATATCGTGACTAAAGTTTGTACACAGTGCGCAGTGGATAAACCGTTGACTGACTTTTTCAGTCGCGGGGGAAAACTCGCGCATTTGTATAAATCAAAGTGCAAGCTCTGTATGCAGGCGCAGCGTCAGGAGTGGGCGGTACAAAACAAAGACCACCTAAATGACTGGCGTAGAAAAAATTGGGTGACGGCAGATCGTCGATTAAAACGTCGGGGGGCCACCCAAAAACTATATGACGAGCTTTACGAGGCTCAACGTGGGTGTTGCGCAATCTGCTCTGAGCCTGAAGAAAAGTTTAGCTGGCTATGTATTGACCACGACCACACCACTGGTAGGATACGTGGCTTGCTCTGCCCTAACTGCAATCGTGGGATTGGTTTGTTGAAAGACAGCGCTGAGCTGTTACAAAAAGCTCAACATTACTTAGAATCTGCTAAGGTAGAAGGGGTAGAACATGTCTCTTAAAGCGCCGCAGAAATCCCTGAAGGATTGGGGCGACCAGAAATGGAGAACCAAAAGTGGAAAACCGTCTAGCAAAACAGGTGAAAGATACCTTCCTGAAGCTGCGATCAAAAGCCTCAGCCCTGCTGAGTACGCTGCAACAACGCGTGCGAAACGCGCTGGCAAAAAAGCCGGAAAACAATTCGTAGCCCAACCAAAAACCGTGGCAAAGAAAACAGCGAGGTTCAGATAATGGCTAAGTCACCAGCATGGCAACGTAAAGAAGGTAAGTCCGAAAAGGGCGGTTTGAACGCCAAAGGACGTGCGTCTTACAACAAGGCAAACCCCGGCAAGCCCGGTCTGAAGGCTCCACAGCCTGAAGGCGGACCCCGTAAAAAGTCCTTCTGTGCCCGTATGTCTGGCATGAAGGCCAAGCTGACTTCTGAGAAGACAGCCAAAGACCCGAACTCTCGGATCAACAAATCTTTAAGAGCTTGGAAATGCTAAATGGCAAACACCTCTGGATCAACAGGTTTTAACCTAGACCTCACCGAGCTGGTAGAGGAAGCGTTTGAGCGCGTCGGTTCAGAGATGCGCACAGGCTACGACCTGCGCACAGCGCGTCGGTCTTTGAATCTTTTGTTCGCCGATTGGGCCAACCGCGGCGTTAACATGTGGACGTTTGAGCAAGGCACAATTGATTTGGTTGCTGGCCAGAACACCTATGCACTGCCAAATGACACTGTGGATTTGCTTGAACATGTGATCCGCACGCAGGCTAACCAGACAGCCAACCAAGCTGACCTGACTATCACGCGTATTAGCGTTTCTACCTACGCTACGCTCCCAAACAAACTGCAACAAGCCCGTCCAATCCAAGTATGGGTGCAGCGTCTGGACGGTCAACAATCAGCTAACGGGGGCACACTTGCAACAACAATCACATCGACAAATACCACGGTTACTGTTACCGACGCCTCTGGACTACCGTCAACCGGTTTTATCAAGATTGACAACGAGTACATCCAGTACGGTTACATCACGGGCAACACTTTGTACAACTGTTTCCGTGGACAGAACAACTCAACCGCAGCCGCACACACCTCCGGTGCAACCGTCTACTGGGCCAAACTCCCAGCAATAACCGTGTGGCCAACCCCTGACAACGCACAGCAGTATCAGTTCGTGTATTGGCGTATGCGTCGCGTGCAGGATGCTGGCGGCGGTGTGAACGTCATGGACGTGCCCTTCCGCTTTGTGCCTTGCATGACCGCAGGTCTGTCGTACTACTTGGCGCTCAAAGTCCCCGGTGGGCTTGACCGCTTACAAGTGCTTAAACAGCAGTACGACGAGGCTTGGGAGATTGCCGCAGGCGAGGACCAAGAGAAAGCCGCAGTACGATTTGTGCCGCGTCAACAGTTCATTGGCTAAGCGTATGAAAGACGAGCTTTTTCTAGCATGGGCGGCAGGTTTTTTTGACGGTGAAGGGTGCGTCCTTGTTTCTGAGCGAAAAAATCAAACTATTTATCAACTTTTTGTAAGCGTCACTCAACAAGACCCGACCGCTTTACATCTTTTAAAACAACGTTTTGGTGGAAACGTGACCCCCGATAAAACGGCAGTGATTGGGTACGAGCGTAAACGCGGCGCGGTATTGTGTTGGCGTTGGAAATCAACAAGCAGTGTTGCGCATGACTTTTTAAAAGCAATCGAACCATACGTTGTGGTTAAAGCGGAACAAGTTCGAGTTGCATTGGCTTGGCCTACCCCCGGAAAAAAGTACAACGGTGTTGGGATGCCAGAAGAAATTCGAATTGCGCGACGTAAAATCATGCACGACTTACGAGCATTACGGCAGGCACACAAGGTGTTTTTGGAGGTTGCACATGGGTAACCGTTTTTCGTCCGGTAAGTATTCGATTGCGGAATGTGATCGTTGCGGGATGAGATTTAAACTGACAGACTTACGTCGTGAGGTCGTCAAGACCAAGAACTACGAGCTGCTGGTATGCGGCCCTTGCTGGGACCCTGACCACCCTCAGTTGCAACTGGGTATGTATCCGGTTGATGACCCTCAAGGCGTGCGTAACCCACGTCCTGATCGCAGCTACATAGCTTCTGGTTTGTTGGTGGACGGTCTTCCCGGTGAAGGCAGTAGAAACCTACAATGGGGCTGGGCACCGGTTGGCGGTGCTAGCTTTTTTGATGACGCCCTCACGCCAAACAACTTGGCATTGAGCGTAGAAATTGGTACAGTCAGTATCGTAACGACGTAAGGAGTCCCTCATGGACAAGAAAGACTTAGCTCAGGACAAAAAGATGATCAAGACCGCTGTGGGCAAGCATGAGAAACACATGCACCCCGGCAAGACACCTACCAAGCTGCGTGCTGGTGGCAAGACCAACAGCGACATGCTCAAGATGGGTCGTGGTCTGGCCAAGATTGCAAACCAAAAGTCCGCTGGACGTAAAGGCTAATCATGGCAAAGATTAACAACAAACCTGCTTCGGCTTACGCCAAGCCTCACACAATGTCCGGCAAAACCGTGACTGCAAAAAGTGTTGCGGCTGGCGAGAGCGACAACAAGAAGTACATGCGCGAGATGAACGTCTCGGTGGCCAACAGCCACAGCAATGACTACAAGGGCACTAAGACTGACGGCATCAAAATCCGTGGTACTGGTGCAGCTACTAAGGGCGTGATGGCCCGTGGACCAATGGCCTAAACATGAACTACACTGAGCTTGTAACTGCCGTTTCCTCCTACACGGAGAACACGTTTCCCACTGCGGATATGAACACATTCATTGAGCAGGCGGAGCAGCGCATCTACAACTCGGTGCAGTTTCCATCGTTGCGTAAAAACGTAACAGGCACAACGTCAGCAAACAACAAATACCTGTCTTGCCCCGATGACTTCTTGGCCGCGTACTCGATGGCGGTTATTGATGCAACTGGCGCATACGAGTACTTGCTGAACAAGGATGTGAACTTTATCCGTCAGGCGTACCCACAGCCAACAGACACAGCCATCCCCAAGTACTACGCGCTGTTTGGCCCAACCACAGTGTCAGGCACGCCGCCTACATTGACAAACGAGCTGTCGTTTATTTTGGGTCCTACACCCGATGCGCTGTACTACGTAGAGCTGCACTACTATTACTACCCAGAGTCCATCGTAACTGCTAACACAACGTGGCTTGGCGATAACTTTGATTCTGTTTTGTTGTACGGAACATTGGTTGAGGCCTACACATACATGAAGGGTGAAGCCGACATGATGGCCTTGTACAACGCAAAGTACCAAGAAGCGCTTGGTTTGGCTAAACGTCTGGGCGATGGTCTGGAGCGTGGCGATGCGTATCGTGACGGCCAGACAAAGATTAAGGTCACTACATGACAATCGCTCAAGGCGCGACAAACACATTCAAGGTTGGACTGCCATCGGGTACGTTCAACTTTAGCTCGGGCTCGTTTAAAATTGCGCTGTACACCGGCGCAGCGTCAATTGGCCCAGATACAACTGCGTACACCACAGACGGCGAAGTGGTGGCTTCAGGATATACCGCTGGTGGCAATGCACTCACAGTCACGCAAGTACCTACAATTGGCAGTCAGTCGGGCAACGCAACGGCGTATCTGTCGTTCAGTAATGTGACTTGGACTTCTGCTTTAACCGCACGCGGCGCTTTGATTTATCAGGTGGGTGGGGGTAACCCTTCTGTCTGTGTGCTGGACTTCGGTGCAGACAAGACTTCGACCACAACTTTTACGGTGCAGTTCCCTGCTGCCACTGACACAGCGGCTATCATCCGCATCGCATAAGGAAAAAACATGTTGACCAATAAAGCAAAAGCCGGTGGTGTTTACACGATTGAGTGCCGCGATGAGCAGGGTAACCTGAAGTGGTCGCAAGCAACACCTAACCTCGTCGTAAACCAAGGTTTGCAGACGATGAACGCCACGTACTTTGCCAGCGCGGTGCAGGTTACGACTTGGTATGTTGGTTTGATTACTGGCCCCGGCTCAAGCACCACGATTGCTGCTGGTGACACGTTGGCTTCTCACGCAGGCTGGACTGAATTTACAAACTACACAGGCAACCGTAAAGCGGCTGTATTTGCTACGGCGACGACAGCAGACCCATCGGTGGTTACAAACTCAGCGTCTCCTGCATCGTTCATCATTAGCGGTGGCGGCGGTACGGTGGCTGGTGCTTTCTTGTGTGCCGCGGCTACCGGCACATCTGGTACGCTGTTCTCAGCTTCTGACTTCCAATCTCCCGGCGACCGCGTGGTTGTTGCTGGTGACACTTTAAACGTTACGTACACATTCAGCCTCGATGCGGCATAAGGAGGGGCTAAATGGCTCTAGTTCTTGCGGATCGGGTACGAGAGACCACGACAACCGTTGGCACGGGTAGTGTCACCCTTGCTGGAGCTTTAACCGGGTTCCAGACGTTTTCTGCGGCTGTAGGTAACAGCAACACCACGTACTACGTCATTGCTGGTCAAGGCACTTCCGAGTGGGAAGTAGGTATTGGTACGTACACGTCCGCAGGCAACACACTCAGCCGCGACACAGTTTTATCGTCTTCAAACGGCGGCTCGCTGGTTAACTTCTCTGCTGGCACAAAAGACACATGGGTTGACTACGCCGCAGGTAAAGCTGTAACAACTGACACATTGGCCTACCCACCTGCCATCGGTGGAACAACCCCTGCTGCTGGTACGTTTACTACGTTGACTGCTCAGACAGAAGTACTGAAGGGTACTGGGCAGAACTATTTACTTCAATCGCAAGCGTTAGCAACTTCGCCTTGGAGCGCGGCAGGAGCTGGTGTTGTAACAAACAACGTAACGACAGCACCAGACGGAACAACAACTGCTGCAAAAATATCTGAAACAGCGGTTACAAACTTTTTTGCCGCGTCACAAAATCCAAGTTCATCTACCGTGACTTTGGCTGGTAGTCGAATGACGTTTTCGTTTTACGCAAAATCTGCTGAACGAACACAAATTAGCGTTTCATTTACTGTTAGCGTGGCTACGGTATTTTTTGATTTATCTGCTGGTACTGTTGTATCTAGTAGCGGTTCAAACTATGTTTCTTCTTCTATTACCAGCGTTGGAAGTGGCTGGTATCGTTGCAGCGTTGTCTTTACTGCATCTGGAAGTTCCAACCCGTTCTATTTTATTTTAGGCCCAGCAGTTGGAGGAACAGGCACTTACGCAGGAACTCTTGGCTCTGGTGTATACGCTTGGGGAACTCAATTAGAGATTGGCTCTACAGCCAACACCTACGTCCCAACAACCACAACAGCAGTCTACGGAACTCCAACGCTGTCGTTCTCAGGCGTAGCAGGACTAGGCTTACAGTCAGATGGTTCTCTGTATGTCTCCCCTGCTGGTACTGGAGCTTTACAAGCACAGGCTACTACATCATCCACAGTTGGTGGTAACGCTCGCGGGGCTAACGCTGTTGATTGGCAGACTGCAAGAAGTTCTGCTTCACAAGTAGCAAACGGAACACTGAGTTTTATTGGTGGGGGCTATGGAAACACAGCGTCTCAATACAACTCAACCGTTGTTGGTGGGTATCAAAACAACGTTTCACAAGTTGCTTCGTTTATTGGCGCTGGTTCTTCAAACACAGCAAGTGGTTCTTATGGAGCGATTGTTTCTGGTGTAGGTAATACAACCGCTGGCTACATGAATTTTATTGGCGGCGGTTTTACGAATTCAGGAACATCTGGTTCTGCCGTGACTACGCAGTCAGGCACGATGAATGGAACTACAGCCGTTACATTATCTGGAAGCAATGCCAACATTAAGACTGGCCAGCTTGTTACTGGCACTTCAATTGCTTCTGACACTTATGTATCTGGAATCAGCGGCACATCACTCACCCTGTCTAAGAACGCAAGCGGTTCATCCACAAGCACACTCAGCTTCTTCACACCCCACGGTGTCGTTGTAGGCGGTGGCAATAACCAAGCAACTGGTTCGTATTCATTTATTGGCGGAGGCGGAGATGCTGGTACTGCTGCTAACCGAAATGTGGCTTCTGGTGATTGGTCGTTTGTTGGTGGTGGTATTAGGAACCAAGCAACAGGATATGGCTCTGTCATTGTCGGCGGTGGCGGCTATGCTGGCGTAGTTATTCAAAATAACTCAACTGGTTCTTCTTCTTTTATTGGCGCAGGTTTTGGTAATAACAACTCTGCTTTTGCTGGCTTTCTGGGTGCAGGTTACGGAAACACGGTCAATAGCCAGTACGGTGTAATTTCTGGTGGAAGTTTTGGTTCGACTCGTTCGATTGCTGGGTATCAAGCATTTCCAGCCAACAATACTCCAATTTCTCAATCTACTGGGATTACTCAAGCTGGTTTACTTGTTTTGGCAGTTCAAACCACAGACGCAACTGCGACTGTATTACGTTCAGATTCAAGTGCCGCCTCTACAACAAACCAAGTCATCCTTCCAAACAACGCTGCTTACCACTTCAAAGGTTCGGTCATTGCAAACGTAACAGGAGCAGCAAACGGTGCTGCATGGAGCTTTGAAGGCGCGATCATGCGCGGGGCTAACGCTGCATCTACCGTGCTAATCAACACGCCTTCGATCAACAGAATCGCAGCCTCATCTGGCGCAACTGCATGGACGATTGCCCTGACCGCTGACACAACAAACGGTGGCCTAACTGTTACAGCGACAGGCGCTGCGGCAACGACAATACGATGGGTGGCAAAACTTGAAACAACCGAGGTGACCTTCTAATGGCTATCAATCTTGACCACTTAACAGAACAAATCCAAGTAACGGATGAAGCGACTAATGCTTCGCTGACGGTTCAACCTAAAGGCACTGGTGCGTTCAACATAGCAGCAGGTAATTCAGGGGTAAACGTCAGCAACGGCGGGACTGTTACTGCTATTACTAGGACTGGTGGTGGTACATATACTGGATTTGTAACTGCCACAATTTCAGCGCCAACTACCGCTGGCGGCACAACTGCCACCGCAACTACATACACAGGTTCTAGTGCCGCAACAGTTGCATCGGGCGGAACAGGTTACACCCTTAATGATGTGATTTCTGTTGTTGGCGGCACAGGGCTGACAACTCAAACATTTACCGTCACTGGAGTTTCTGCTGGAGTTGTTACTGCTGTAACAATTGCAACCTTTGGTAGATACACCGTGTTGCCATCAAACCCAGTATCAGTAACAGGTGGCACAGGGAGTGGTGCAACACTGAACTTAATTAACTACACCTTGACCGACATTGGTGTAGCAACGGCAGGTTCAGGCTATGTTGAGCAACCCACAATTACGTTTAGTGGTGGTACTGGCTCTGGTGCTGCTGCTTATGCTACTGTGGGTGGTACAGCAACAGTTAGAGGCCTTGGGACAAATCTGGACTTTTTTGGAGCTGGTGGTCGAGGCGCACGAATTAACACAGGGTTTTACTCTGGCGCATTAACCGATTGGGTGACTTTCGTCCCGTCTACTTTTGGTGGGCCAACTATTCTTGGAGATAACGGGTCTGGAGGAAACGTAGGCTTGCGTTTAAGTTCTTCTGGAACGTCCCCAATAGATGTTTTTACAAACGGAACTGGGCAGAGGCAATTTAGCGTATCCCACACAGCCTCTGCTGTGAACTACGTACAGGTTACTGGTGCGGCTACTGGTAATGCGACAACAATTTCAACTCAGGGTAGTGATTCTTCGATAACTTCCAACTACTCATCCAAAGGCCCGTTTTCTCAGCACATCTTTTTAATTAACGGCTATACATCGTTTCAAGTTGCGGCATCAAACGGAGTAGTAGTAAACAGGTTAAGCGCACAAGCGTCTTTAACAGGCTTTGGCCCCGTCTTATCTGCCCAAGGCTCAGACACAAACATCCCCCTAGTCCTTCAACCAAAAGGCACAGGAGCCTTACAAGCCCAACAGACAGACTCTACAGCCACAGGGGGTAATGCTAGGGGTGCATATGCTGTTGATTGGCAGACAGGACGCACAGGCGCATCTCAAGTTGCTTCTGGACAATACAACGTCATTGGTGGTGGTTTTGCAAATACAGCAAGCGCGTTTAACTCCACAGTTGCTGGCGGTAACGGAAACGTAGGTGCTGGCTCATACTGTTTTATTGGCGGTGGATTAGCAAACAGCACAAGCGGTCAGGCATACTCGTCTGCTGTAGGCGGTCAATCTAATA